GCCCCCTCTTTCTCACAAAATGTCATAAAAAGAACCGCCAACAACCAACAACAATTGTTGATTATCAGCGGTTTCTAATCATTGTCGGGGCGACGGGATTCGAACCCACGACCCCCTGCTCCCAAAGCAGTCTCATACATGCCTTAACTGCTTAAATATCAGCTAATTATAAGTGTATGATTTATTTTCTCACGGATTTATACACTAATATCATCGATTTTAACAATTGTAGAATTTGGCGCATCCGCTTCAAAGATAGCGAAAACAAGAAAAATTCAATAATCAAAAAAATAATCTTGAAATAATTTGCATCTTTCAAGGATAAGCGTTATCTTTGCAACGTAATTAAGAAACAAACAATTAAAACAAAAAACTATGAGCGAAGAAAGTATTATCACCAAGTTAGGCTACGAAGTAGAAGAGACAATTAGTGGATATTATCGCCTCGTTAGAGACGAAGAGATAATTTTCGATGATTCTGCATGTGATGATGTGAACGCAGATAGAGCTACAGCTGAAGGGTTCTTCGAAGCGTATCTTCAAGAATACGCTAAGGAGTACAATATAGAATACAAGAATTGCAATGTACACGTGGTAGAAGATGACGTCTACTATCACATAGACTTTCGCACGGGCGCTGGCGAAGCACACTACCCAAAGAAAGATTGGTCGCTTGACTCAGCACTCGAAGATCAATACAATTTAGACAAAGAATAAGGTGAACTGATAGGCAGTAAAGGTGGTTCGACCCCACCTCACCTGCTAATTAACGATTAGCTTCAGCCCTCGACATCACGGTTAAGTCGTAAATTATGAGCAGATTAAGTAAATCACAAGCTTTCTTGGCTTTTGGTTCTGAAATCGTTATCGAAGCAATGGAAACCGATAAAGAGCCTACTAGCAGACTTATGTATCCATCTTTAGAGAATCCTTCGCATCTCGGCAAGGATGAGTATGCTGGTGTACCTATAGAGAGAGATGGATGGGTAATAACTGCCTATTATTATCTTACCCCAGATGATATAGATAATATTGATTCATACGACTGGGAGAGCAGCGTAGAATTTGAAGTAGAGGAAATTTGGTAAACTTTTCAGCCCTCGACATCACGGTTAAGTTCAAGAAAATGGCGCATCTCAATCAAAAGCTATACGATTACCGCAGAGAATCCGCGGTCGCTCGCAACGTTACAAACGAAGAAATTGCTGTGCAGAATGGTATGAGCGAAGAACAAGCAGAGCTTATCTCTAAGCTATGCGCAATTCGCCACGAGTTTCATTGCAATATGGATAGTCTTACGAAGAGCAGTGAAGACCATTCAACTTTTGACGAGATTGAGAACATAGAAGACGCAATCAACGAGAGCGGACTTCCGCAACTGAATGTTGCAAGCATGCTGCTTGATATTGACAATATGAATGGACTTATCTACGAATATGGCGATGATGTACCCGAAAACCATGATAGCCAAGAGTTTCAAGATTGGTATGACGATAACTATTCTCGCATACATGGCGAGCTTGAAGGAGTGAATAAGGCAATAGAAGACTACCTTAGAGTAATAGACAAGGATTATCACACATCCTTTGCCCCCACGGGCAAGTTAAGATTTTAAAAAAATGGGAAAGACAAAACCAACATGGGGAGGAGCACGCCAAGGTGCAGGCCGAAAACCATTGGGCAAAGTTAGTATCTTTGCACGCTTGCCAGAAGCAGCAGCAGTAGAGCTAAAGAAACGAGCTAAAGAGGAAAACACAGACCTCGGGAATTATTTGATTGACAAGCTAAATCTATTATAGAATAAAGGCAGACATACTTACGTGTCTGCCTTTATTTTCAAAAGCTCCTCATATATAGCCAAATCTTATTACAAGGAGCATCCTCGTCCTCGAAAAAGAAAGCATAAGCAGTTTCTATGATTAGTTCTGTCGTTAGCGTTTTATTCAAGTCTGCATAAGCTGCATTGAACGCTACATACTTATCGTAGTCTGTTACGCACTCTTTAAACTGCAATTTACTAGTGGCTTCAAGGACTTGTTCTAGCGTCCAGTGTGCGCCATGATGTTCTACTCCATCCTTAGAGGTGTAGTAAATTCTCTTCACCGCCTCTTCTGCGCTCTCCTTATCGAAGTGCTTGCACTCCTCTTTCTTTCCTATCGTTACGTATATCCTCATTTTTTAAACTCATTTATAAAATCCTTCACTATACTGCTAAGGCTCTTCACCTCGTTCTCAATTCCCTCAATACGCTTGTCTTGCGCACGTTTCTCCGCGAAGGCAGGATTTAGCTCTTCAAGCAGGGCTTCGCAATTAGAAACTACCTGTTTGTGCTTATCTATCTTAGATAGTGCTTCCTCGCTTACTGCCTTTAACGCTTCCACCTCTCTAAGTATTCCTTCTTTGTCTGTTGAAAGCACAAGGTTGCCTGCATAGGTAATAGTAGATGTTTCGGGAATTGTATAGGTTTTTGTCGCTCCTTCCGCTTCAATGGTAATATCCACCACCATGCCAGTAGGTTGCGTTCCATAGGTCACACCCACCTGATTGTTGTAGCGAGGAACGGCAACACTTACCACCTTGCCTTGATAGAATCTTACGCTATCCTTGTCAATGAAGTAGATTGGATAGCCTGTCTTTATATCTTTGAATAGCATATTAAAAAGAAATAGCGACATCCCTTGATTTTGGGTTGCCGCTATCTTGATTGTAATAAGCAAAAAATTACTGCTTTATAGTCTTTCGTTTTCCGAGTAATGCGTATATGATAAGAACTATCGTTCCACCTGCAAACATAGAGCCAGCTATATTATAACCTCTTTCCAGAAGCCATATAGTAGCTAAAATAGCCCCTACTGCAAGTAGGAAAGCAAAAATCAATGCTAAAATATCGTATATCTGTCGAAACTTTAAATCCTTCTCAGCCAATCTGATATTCCCGTCATTAAACCTAAGCCTTGCATTTTGCTCATTCTCGACACGCTGCATAATCCAAGGTATAATATCCTTAGATATGTTCTGATACTTGGATAATTCTTCAGCAGAAGGAAGATAGTTATCATCAACAATAGTATTTCTTACTGCCGATAATTTGCCATCACTATTTTCTCGTATTTGAGTTTGTTCAGCCTTCTTTGCCATACCACTTTATTTTAGCTTCATTCATAGCAGAGCGCATATCCGAACCTACTCTTCGGAAATCGTCCCTAATGTTTTCGACATCGTGAGAACTTCCACGATAAACTGGTATAAAGGCTTCACTTGTACCTTTTCGCCTAAATGCTCCTTTTAAAGTGATACTTCTCATATTTAATTGTTTTTGTTATGTGCAAATATACCAATATAAACCAATACGATGCAAGTTAAAATGGAAAAATTACCACAAATTGCCACAACCCATGATGTCAAAGAACGCTTTTGTTTGTTACTAAGCACGTGGAACATAAAGCCCCACGTGCATTTTTGATTACTTACTCCTACGTGACTTTTTCGACCTTTTTATTGGCGTCAATAAATTGGTCTGAAACTCTTCGGGCTTCGCCACATAGGTCTTACCACTTCTTCAAGTTGTTGCAGTTGTGGTCTTACCAAGTGCTGCAATCAAGGCTGCTGTCTGGCTTTGTTGTGATAATTCCAAACGTGCATCTTGATACTTGCGGTCAATGTCAGCATACCAATGATTATTCAAGGCATCAATTATACGCTGCGTGTTATCCTGCCCAGCACGTATCACATCGCACTTGTCTTGCGACATCTGATAGCCAACCGAGCTAAATCCGCGCTCCACCGATGAATTGACAAAATTCAAATTCTGTTGCAAGGCATTCGTCTGACCTTGAATTGCAATTTGATTCTCATAGCCCATCTTCAAGATGCTCTGTTGCGTGTTGCAGCAGCAGTTCTGAATAGCTTGAACAATGTTTGCATCTCCTCTTTCGGCTGCATTGATTACACGCTCTGCGGAGAAGCCTACTTGACCTGCAACTTGGTCAATTGCCGAACGTACTGCGCAAACTCCTTGCTGCAACTGATTAAAGTCACAATTAAGGTTTGCTCCAAGTGTGGTTAGGGCATCGTTGTTGCCCTTGATAGCTTGCATAAGTAGGTCAGAGTTGTGGTTATCCGAGAGCTGCGTTCTAAGGCTCTGAATCTGTCCTTGAATTTCTGCGTTCTGTACCGCATTTCCTCGGTTGCCCCATCCACCAAAGCCGCCATTACCGAACAAGGCAAGGAACATGATGTAAGCAAATGGATTATTCATCCATTGATTACCCATGCCTCCGTTCATCATTGCCGCCATAGCCATAGGGTCGTTGTTCTTGTTTGCCATTGCTGCATAAGCAAGCGCATCATTACCTCTGTCGCAACAGATTACTTTTTCAACTTCGCTCATAATAATAGTGTTTTTTAGTTAGTCGGGAACTATTTCCCAACACCGCAAAGGTGAGAAGAAGCTACTTGTAAGTTATTTGTTACTTTTGTAAGTTGTTTGTTTTTCCCTTGTGAAAAATTTGGTAGGGTAAAACGTATCGTTTCAATGCTCGTTTTTTTGTTAAAATGTGGTTGATTGTTGACTTGTGTTGATTTAGATTGTATCTTTGCAGCATGAAAAGAATATTGTTTGAAACTTCAAAGAAGATTGAATGGGTGCAAAAGATTGCATACATTGTTAATCAACAAGAATCAGAGGACAATGATATTCTATTGGATTTCGCTGAACGTATTGACAAGAACGAATTAAAGCCTTTCCATCTTACATCTCTCGCGTGTTTGATACAATTTCTGATAGATAAAGGATGCTCTGTTAGAATTTCTCAAAATAATCACAACGTTTGCAATTATATATGCGAAGATTGTGGATTCCTATCATATTGGAAGTTAGGGATGCAACACGCGAAAAGTAAAACTGACCATATTTTTAGTTTATGGAAAATCATAGATGGTCAGAAGGATATATTTGCGAGCGAAGTAACGAATTATTTTAAAAACATAATCAAAGACAATAAAGACTTTACACCTATATCAACGACACTAGCCGAAGCATACAACAATGTCTTTGACCACGCGAATGCGAAAGGGAATGCTTTCAGCGTTATCGCATACAACGATAGATTTAAAAAGATAAATGTTGCAATTTGTGATTTTGGAATATCTATACCAAATTCAGTTTGTGCATTTCTTGGCAAGAAAATAACAGATACAGAGGCTCTTGAAATTTCTATGAGAAAAAACTTCACTACACAATCTCAGAAAAATAATCGAGGGTTCGGACTTGACAACATTCTGACTAACTCAGACAACGTTAGAGTGTTTAGCAAGAGTGCATATTTGATAAAAATTGATGGCAAACAACAAACATTCCCACTTGATTTCGAATTCAGAGGAACTCTCATAGATTTCGACATTGATGTTCCCAATCTTGAAGAAGAAGATGTATTAACCGATTTTGAATTTTAAAACTATGTGTACAATTAAAGTATCCGACATTATGTCTCGCACAAGGGACTACCGCAAAGCTGGGGAGGAGTTATATTGTATCATGATTGATAAAAGGAATCACGGGGAAAGCGTAAAATTAGACATGAGTGGTGTAGAAGCCATTCCGTCTCTTATGCTCAATCCTTGCGTAGGTAGGTATATTGACGAATATGGGCTAGAGGAGCTAAGAGCAAACCTCTCATTTGGCAATATACTCAAGAGCCAAGCGGAAAGATTCAAAGAATACATACAACATTATAAACCGTTAAAAACAATATAACATACCAATAGCGAGAGGCAGTGCCCCTCGCTTTTTTAGACACAATAAAAGCAGCCCTTGCGAGCTGCCTTTGCTATTGTCTATGTTGGTTCACCATACCCTCTTTTCTTATTCTCTTCCAAAAGTGTTGTATATAAGTCAAAAGGATTAGCCCCTCTATCAATCCAATCATGCAAGATAACAAGTAATTCACTCATATCAGCGAGGGTTGATTGACGACTATCTGCACCACGTATGCCATTGCTATCTTTTCGATGCCCAGTAAGAAATGTGCATTTTTCTTCACGTATCAATTCACCACCTTCTCCTTTAGGGATATATTCACGAAAGATAGCTTCAATGCACTTGTAATATGAATCGTACTTCATTGCAGGGTCATCAATTTGCGTATCAAGCAAATCTTTAATTTCATCTTTTATCAAGATAGAATCTTCTTGCTCATCAATCAGAATGCCATCTGTTCTAGATTGGTCTGCATTATGCAAAAGTTCTTGAATTTCCAAGTCTTTCTTTTTCCTTAATTTCTCGTTAGTTGTCATAACTCTATTTTTTGTTTATACATTTTACTTGATTGTTCTATTGAATCACATTGAAATACATTCGTGTTGATTACTCCTGTCGCTTTATCTGACTTTGGGATAAACTTATTATAAGCAGCCCATTTACCATCATCAAATGCTGCAATCGCATATATGAGAGAACTATGTATTCCCCATTCTTTTGCGTAGCGTTCTACGATTGTTGGAGCATTGATATAGGTTTTTATAAATCGCACCTTTGTAGGAGAAAGAATAAAAGCTCTAGCAAAACAATCAGCTGCATCTTCATCTGTTAACAGCAAATCACCATCAGATGAACTGATATGATACTTGTTGAATTTGATATTATCGAAATCAAAAAGCACATGGTATAATTCATGAAAAAGCGAAAACCATAATGTCGGGTATCTCTTGTTTAAATCAGATATTACTACGCATGGTTTTCCGTTATATTCCATTGTTGCGCCACGGACTTGCATCTTCGGGATTGACGGCTGATATATGATAGTGACACCTATCGCATACAATGCACGTATAATACTAATCAGTCCCTTTTCTACATTCTTCGTGTATGGGCGAATATTAGGAAGTAATTCTAAAAGTCGTTTCCTATTGTACACATGAGGATTCGCAATCTTTTCAAATTGCATATAAGCAGAAGTCGTCCAAAAATTGCGCATCTTCACATCATAGCTATTCTTCGCTGTGCTATAAGCAGTTGATAGCTTTGCTATATTGTTTACATATTCTTGTAGCCTATCAAATCCAAAGAATTGCTTTATTCTTTCTGCATAGTTATTGTCAGAGAAAAATCCTAAATCCCTCAAAGTCTTTATATCGAAGTATTCACACAGAAGAGAAACATCTCGAATGTCGCATATATCCTTTACTTCTTCCTTGCTGATTATATCCGCATTCGCGCGAAGAAATTCATCCATAGAAATGCCCAAGAACATTGCTACCTTTAGAACATTGAAAACGCTTGCACCAGAATAATTGCCGTCAACAATCTTGTTCAGCGTTGCTACGTCCATGCGTAGTAAATCAGCTATTTTTGTTTTAGATAATCTCGTGTTATCCATCTTCTGCGAAAATAGCTCCTTAATTGATAGTTCACCAATATCACACTTGATAGGAGATTCGAATACTCCCATCATATTTCTTTTGTATTGTATGTCTTCCATTGCTGATTATTTTCTGCAAATATATGAAAAGCGTGCGTTTTATGCAATATTTTCACTGATTATTTTCGTCAGTCAAATAGATTAAGCCTTCAACATACTCCCACAGGATACGTGCAACCGACATACCAGAAATAAAAAAGCATCTCGCAAGAGATGCTTTATAAACTAAAGTCCTTTTAAGAAATTTGGATAATATCCTCTTTAAGATAGGAAGAAATCTTTGCAATAGTAGACAAGGTAAAGTTGTGTGTTCCGCTGAGCCATCTTGAAACCTCAGCTTCAGAACGCCCTATGCCTTTTGCAAATTCCTTCTGCGTCATCCCTCTTCCCTTCAAAATGTCTGCTATCTTATCAGATACAGACATTGATAGACATACTTGCCTATTGATATTGTCTGGAATCCGATTAACAGCATCCACAAAGAACTTCTGAGCTTTCATATTTTATGTCTTATTTATAGCGCAAAGGTAAGAAAAAAATCTACACAAATTACTTTATAAGGTAATTTCTTTTTGCAAATTCTGCACAACCTCCTCCCTCATAATCCGTGCCGCTAGCCCTTGCAGCCTGTGCCTAGCACTATTCTTCAACGAGTTCACCCTCTGTTGACTCATTCCGCTTAGCTCTACTATATCTGATTCAGTGAAGCCTAGCTGCACAAGAATGTCAACTAGTACAACGCGAGCAATAACGCACTTTTCCGCACGACAATTAGCGAGCTGACCACGTGTAAGGCCACTCGCACTTAGAACCGCTTCCACGGCTCTCTGATAAATTTCTTTTAATTCGTTCATTTTGATTGTTTTTGGAATAAAAAATTAAAGCATAAAAGCGCAAAGCAGCCCACTGACCACTTCACGCTTGTAATCCAAAAACAATCTACTTACCTTTCGAATAAATGTACCTATATATGGTCACAATGAGGGCTATCAAGAATGCGAATGAGATAATCGTAACGAGTGCCTTCCTTCGCGAAGCAATCTTAATTTCGCTCTTCACCGATTCTTGCTTATTCGCTACGCTACGCTGAAATTCATTCTTCTTCTGCGCCCTATTCGTTACGTGATGAGAAGAGGAGAGCGCATCCTTATTATGATACACCCCTCTATCGCGATACACGACCTTGCTAAGTACCTTCCCTGCACTATCCACTACAACGATTGTTTGCACTCTCTCTACGATGCTATCGGTAGTTTCAATTTGTGAAATAGTCGTGATGGTATCATGCACAATAACGCTATCAGTACGAGTAATAATCAGCGTATCAGCTGTCTTCTCTACCGATTGATAGGTTCTCCTTGCGCACCCACTAAAGGCCGTGAGGAGCAAAAGAAATAGCAATATGTGCTTAATATAGTTTGCCATAGGTTATGTGGGCTACGCGATTGAGCCATCCTTTAAGAAATTTCTTTTGAGATGGGTTGTTCGCTACGATATTATTGTAGAACTGAATGCGTCTCTCTCGGAGCTGACCGAATAACGATAAAGGACTTGCAGAGTTTACTGCCGCCAATGTGCGCGAGCCTACTATGCCATCAGCCGTAACTCCTACACATCTCTGCAATGCCTTAATAGGGTGAACTGCACCACTATTCCACGCCCAATCTACAAGCATATTTGCGATGCTTTGGTCTTGTATTTTGTCTGCCTTGCATTTATCCCAAAATAGGGTCTTGAAGATGTGCATCCATTGTTCATTTGTGATGTATTTTAGGTCGTTTGCGTTTTTATTCTGACCATAGACGCTGCGAAAGGTGGATAGAGTTACGCCCTTGCAAGTCCAACCTCCTCTGTCGTTCTTATTGTTTGTAAATCCACCCTCCCAACGCAGGATAAAGGGGACTAGTTCTTTGTAGTTTGCCATATTTTTTGTACTTTCGTATTGGAAAAATTTCCCATATTCCTCAATTTTTTCTCTGACGGGTGATGTTATTGCATCATTCGTCAGATTTTTTATCCTCTCCTAGGCTCTCTTCTACCGCTTGCCCTACATCCTCGCTTTTTCGCTTAATGTAGGCCACGATAAACCGCTTAATAGAGATGCGCTTTCGGATTCCATGAATGTCGCAGATGTGTCCGTAGATAGAATCAGCTTCAATAAAGAGTGCGAATATTGCTCCGATTGCTCCTCCTGTGACGTCAGAACCGATATTGAAAGGCTCTAGTGTGCCCTTTGCTAGGAGTAGCCCGAAGATGATATAGTTGATGTATTCTAAGAATTTTGCTATTGTTCGTCTTAGAGCGCGAGACAACCGAAAGTTTTCTTTTCGTACTTTTACACTTGCAGTTAGGCCGCTCCAAAAGTCGGTGAATACGAGCACAATTATGAATAGTATTGCCCATCGTAAGGAGTAGAATACTTGGAGCATTTCAACATATAGCGCGTTGATAGCCATTGCTCCACTTGTAACTACGATAGGGTTTCCACCGCTAGTACTAATTGATTTGAGCATGTTTATTTTTTTACTTGTTTTCTAATTTTGCGATTCTCTCTTGTAGAACTATTATCTGTCGCTCTAGTTCTTTGATTTTCGTAACCTGCGTAGCAAGAGTGTTGTAAGTAGCTTTGCTCATCAACCCGTCAATAGTGCCATTCGACAACGGAATCGGGTCACAATAAGCTTGATTAAAGACAGTATCGAAAGCACATAACGAATACTTGTTATTTTCGCTATCCCAACTTAGACGGTCTCCCGATAGAAAGCTCCAATCTTCTGCATAGGATATTTCTGTTCGTTCACCATTCGTGAAATAAATAGCTCGCTGATACAACTTCGACTTGTTGAAGATTATCTGTCTACAATAATCATTCTCTATGCTCTGCATCATCGTTATGCTCATCTTCTTATCTCCATACGTGCAATGAGCATGAACAATATTAGAATTGCCTGAAATACCAACATCTTTCAGCGCATCAAGAGCTTCATCTTCTGACGAATAATTTCCAAGGTCACGGGCGAAATTCACGATGTTATCAAGATTTGCCTTGTCAATTGCACTCATTACTCCTGCCTTAGCGCTTGTAGCGCGTGAGATTGTTAATGTGCGAGTGCCGCCAGTGGTGAAGATGGGCGTGACGATGTTTACCTGTGTTGCAGTAGAATTTTCCTCACGTAGAGCAAAGCTATTTAAGCGAGAATATATATCACGTCTTATAAGGCCGTTCGCTCCAACCCATGCGTTAGGAATCTGCACTTGACTATAATCAGTCTCGTTCTTATCGTTTGTCGCTCCATAATGCTTGAAACGTAGGAACGCATTCCCGTCCGTATGTTGGTAAATCCAAAATTTCGAAGTTATGAGCGTCTTAGTGTCTTCGCTCTTGCCTTGCGAGTAGACGTAGTTCTTGTTCGTGCCAGCGACTGCGGTCTGCGCTGATGGGTTAATATTTTCCCATTCATCCCATTTGTTAATTGAGGTTTTCTTGTTAAAGTACCTAACCAACTGCACGTAGGGAAGATAAGTGCCAGCTTCCGCAATACTCATCTTGTCTTCCGATAATGATACGCATCCGAATAAAGTTTGCATCCACATGTTTTTATCTTTATTAGTCTGTGCAGTCATTACAAGCATAGGAATACCATATACAGGAACTATGGCTATCCCTTGCTTATCATCGTTCTTTAATGTGACATTTATCCAAAGATTGAATTTATCTATTGTTTCGCAGTTAGGGGTTGCCCTATACCTAATCATCAATCTATCGAACGGCTCACCTAGCTTACCATTTATCTCGTCAATTCTCACGACCTGCGTAGCAAGCGTGTTGTAAGTTTCTTTACTCATTTGACCATTCTGCTCACTATTTGCCGTTGGTAACTCTGCGGGGGTAACATAGTAAGTTTTTCCTCCACTCGTCACGATTATATGGTCATCCGTACTGCTCTGCGTTTTTAGCAGTTCAGCAAGCACACTGCTCAATGTTCTTGTATTGCTCATCTCTTACTTCTTTTTTGATTGCTTATTCTTTTCTAAAGACTTAATTTTACTTTTAATTGCTCCAATCGTTGAATAGATAGCTTTTTCTCCCACTTGGTATTTGGGGCTATCCCAAGGAATATCCATCTTCTTCTCATAGCCAATAATGCGGCTCATACGTTCTCCGTCCTTGAATAAAGCCTTACTACGAAGTCTTACACGCTGACCTATCTTATATGTCACTCCATTGGAAGCATCAAGCCCATGTGGGCTATCGTCTGTACGAATCAGCACACCTCTATCGTCTGTAATTGGTACACCATTATCATCAGTAATTAGCGTTTCTTCTGCTCGTCCATACGTTACATCAGAAAACATTGTACACTCATAAGTCGTAGGGTCTTCGTTCATCTTCTGAATCTCTTTCTCTACTTTCATAAGGAGTTCATTTTCCGCATCTTTGATAAGGTCAAGGTCTTCAATTCTTGATGAATCCCAACCGATGAGAATAAATTTATCCGCTTCATCCTTCTTGTTTGCAGGGTCTGCTAATGCAGGGTGCATTGCGTCATTCGGAAGCCACATACCGCCATCCATCTGCTGACGAATAATTTTAAAATAAGCTTTATTCAGTAATTCGCTAGGGAAGTTAGAATCATCATAAAGACAATCGAACGTTAGACCTGCGAGTGCGCCAGTAGTAAATTTGATTTGCAGATTTTCCGCATTCTCCAGCTTATAGTCATTATTGAACGCGAACTTGTCTTGCTTGATGTAGTAGTCCGTATACTTTAGTGTAGTTTGTTCGTTATTCTCATCCTTTACGTATTCCGAATGCGTCTTTACATCAGTAATGAATGTTTCTGTTCGAGGGTATATATCGTCATACGTCAAGGTTTTTTCTATAATTGAGCCAAAAGGAACGTCCTTTTCAGCGTCAACGTAGTAGTGTGGTGCAGGTAAGGATAATCGCTTCTCTGAAAATGCTTTGATTGTCGATGCGTTCTGTGCATCCATTTCCCCCTCGAAGTACCACGATGGAAGCTTGTATAAACGAATATTGTTAATTACAATCGTCTGTCCTACAAGACCTTGTTTGTATTGTTTTGGCATTACCATTCCGTATAGGTTAGGGTCTTTCTTGCTTTCTTCATCAGAGAGAGCAATATCTTGCTTTTTCCATGTTGCTTCTAGTTTTTTACCTTTGTACACCCCAGTCTTTGGTGTTAATTCAAGCGAATAACACGTATATTTGTATTTTTCAACAAGCAATATATTCTTGGTTATCTCTGCGGTACAAGCAATATTTGGACTCCCTATTCCCGATGTGCATAAATACAATCGCAACTTTACGCTTGTCTCCTTGGATAATGAAAATGCTGGTAGCGCAATGCTGAATGTCTTATTATACTTATTAATTCCTTGCTGAATAGTGAATGATGCGGCATATCCACCTTTTGTGTATGAAAGAACATTTTTAACCGTTTTATCATTGCCTCCAAGAACACCACTTCCTAATGATACTGTTTCACCTCCTTTACCGACAAGAACTACGTAAGCAATACCTCTGAGTGATTTACCGATTGCTGTCGCAAGACCATTAAATGATAATGTGCATTTTGCAGTAATTCTATAAGCGACATCATCCGAATCGTTTGTAAGGTCATAGTTCCCAGACGGCAATATAACTTCAGACGATTCAAGATATTCTTTCGCCCAAGCAGAATTTATTTCTTCATTTTCTCCGGCAAGTGGAACACCACTTAAATCGGTTATTGCGAAATTAAAACTTTGTTTGCCTGAATCATCCTTATACTTATCATCGAAATAATACGTATACAGAGGCTTGTTTAAATCGAAGTATACTCGTTCGTCCTTCGTTTGTGGTGATTCCTTAATATCGAAAATCGCATCTCCTTTTCCGTAGTATGTTGGTAAATTCTTATCCGACCCAAAAGCATAAATGCGTGTAGCATAATCTGATTGACTCTTAGAGCCATCAATCGTTTCGACGTTCACTCCTTGCTCAAAGTCAACTGCATCATTCTTGTTATCTTGACATTTTCCGAAATATAGAATATTGTCCTCCACCCACCACTCCGTAGACCATTCTTCAGCTATCTGTGATAGCGCATCAATGTAATTTACACTATCGTAAGTGAGCGTCTTTACTTCTTTAAAGTCAACCTCTTCTTCGTTGTTGCTCTTCCATAAATCTGCATAGAACTCTTCTTCTTTTCTATCTGATTCATTGTACCAACGGAAGCCGTCCAAGTTAAGACATCGAACAATCGTCTCAGCATGCGTGAGCAGGTTCGCAGTAAGACTAAATGTCAACTCTCTTAGAGCAACCGAAGATTTATCTCCATTGACTGATAATGAAGCATACTTGTATAGTTTAAGACTCCATGCACGATAATAAGCATTGAGCTTTAGCTCGTAGCCATAACCGCCAGTGTTCGCATCATAACTCGGCTGCTGGAACTCTGTCACGTAGTACTTCTTTCCATTCCACATAGCCCAGCACCCAATCTCAAAGAACACGGGTTCTAAGAGATTGAAGTGCAGTTCTATGTAGTCCTCCTGCATGAGAGTGTACTTCTCTGTACAATTCTCGAAAATTGCGGACATTGTGTAGATAGTATCTCCACTTGGAGAATATATAGTTATACTACTATTCATAGGTGTTCTCTATCTTTCGGGTTCGGTTCTGTGAACTTAATCTTGACAACTCGCATACATTCCTTTCGATATTCTGTAATATCTTGTATCTCGTTGAAGATAATCTTGTATACGTTTGCAAGTCTCTTCACACCAAAGTTAACAAGATTCAGCGACACCGCATCTATGAAGTTGGCATAGTTTGCCGTCATATCCTCATAATTATCTCCTTGAATAAGAAATGATATGGAAAAATCGCGAGATTTGAATTTTTGCCCACTTGCACTAACGGAGAATCTATCCCCATCTTCAAGTCTGCTTGTATTCTTTACATTATCTTTCGCGCAAAGGTCTTTGCTCAATTCCTTATATGCTCCCTTGATTAGATTAGCCTTATAGCTTAACCAAATATCCTTGCCGTTAATCGTTGCTTGTCCTTTCATATCGCTTACATATTTCTTGTATTTTTTTCTATTTTAGCTAGTCGTTCATTCATTACGTATAGTTCGTTTGTATTCTTCGCGATTGTTGCAAGATGGCCAACGGAAGTCCGCTGTATCTCTATTGATTCGTTATAGTATTCATTACGGCTAGCCTCAATAGTTATCATCTGTTGAATACCATCGTTAATAGCTTCATACGTTAATGTATGTGATGATTGAATATCTCGAATAGAGTATAACGCTTCATTTGCCGCAAGCGCACGTCCGCTCAATTCTTCAACGCTTTCCTCTGATGCGGTAGCGAAACCACCACCTGTACTGCTACTATCAGAAGACTTGCCAAGACCGATGTTTTCAAGAATCTCTTTGCGTTCGTTGAAGAACTCATTGCTTTTCTCGTTTGCTTCATCAATGAATTGCTGACGCTCTGCATCTGTGAGCGTACCTTTATCCATTGCCGCTTGATAACGTTTGGTATAATCTTCAAGCCACTCTTTTACTTCCTTACCCATCATATTGTCTATGATAGCTTTACGAATTTTGTCCTTGAAGTCTGATACCCAATCGTCAGCACCTTTGCTCATATCTGTTAAGCAAGACATAAAGTTAGAGTACATATCATCGAATTTAACACCAGTAAGTTTCTCAAGAACATCTTGTGTTGCATCTTCCAACGTATCTTGCTTATCTATAATGCTTTCAAGATAATTTCGATATTCTTCTGGAAGTTCAACCCACCATTTTGTATAGTTTGTTTTTAAGTTTTCAAGCTGTTCTTTAGAAAGATATGTTAATTGAGAAATATCTGATATTGAGACACCTACAGCATTTGATACATTAGACCATGTTACCCCCTCAACACCATCTTTCATCTTTTCGTTAAATTTATATCCTGCAGAATGCGAACCTTTCTTCCAAGAACCAAGATATTTATTAGCAATAGCCTTTGTCGCTTCAAGGTCTGCTTTTGCTAATTCAACATAATCTTTACCTACTTTCTTCGCTTCGTCTCCATACGATAAAGACAAGTATTCTTTCTTCTTCGATATAAGAGAAGTCCAAACCTTATCAAGCTTTTCGTACTGCTTATAAGCCTTTCTGTATGAATTCCAATTATCACGAATACCGAATGCATCTCCAAAACCTCTACCGATACCACCAACAAGATTCCATACACCTTTTCCTATGTCAGCGAAGAACTTACCGTTTCCTATTTGACTAAGCGATGTTTCTGCAATATTGCCAACCTTTTCAAGCAATGTTCCTGCTAAATTACCAATACCGCCTTCAAGGTCATCGCCCAAAATATCTAACACAGAAAGAATAGCACCAATAGCTTGTGTCCATACATTTGGAATTGCTTGCAAAGCTTGACCAGTAGCTGCGATAGCCTTGCTTGTTTCTTTTTGAGCTTGCTCTGTTTGTCCTGCGGATACTGAATTAGATTGAGCATCCTTTTCTTGTTGTTTTGCAGTTTTATTTGAAGCTTCCTTAACATGTTTAAAAGCATCAACAAGAGATACGATACTATTAAATGTACCGCTAAGAGAACCTGACTTTAGATTCTGGAATACGCTTGTTATCGTATCAAAAGAAGATGTGAGATTTTTTCCTTGTTTCTTTACGTCTTCTCTTGATTGTTTAGTTATATCTGTTTGCGCTTTAACCGCATTACTTGAATCATCTGCCGCTTTCTTTGCTTTTTCTGAATTTTTTTCCGCACTTTTTAGATTCTTTTGTGCAGCTTCAAGATTTTTCTGCGCTGCTTGTATGTCTGCCTCTCTTCCAGATTCCGTTGCTTGTTTTAGTTTTTCTTGTGCTTCAGCAACTTCTTTAGTTTTTTGCGCTTCTATATTCTTAGCTTCAATGAGAGCATTCTGCGCTTGCATTTCATTATCTTGTAAGGTTGAAAGCGTTTCTAATTGCTTTTTATAGTCGTTTACTGACTTACCGAAATTTTTAAATGCTCCAATGAGATGCGCTCCTGCTTCTTTCTCTAGCTTGTCAATTGCCTCTGATATTACTTGCTTATCGTTAGCATCTAGGCCTTTATATTCATCTGTCTGAGTGTAGGCTTGAAGATTAGCAAGTTGAATTTTTGCCATCTTGCTACTCATCATTCCAATATCAGAGAATACGCTGCCCCAATCAATATTTGACTTTAATTCACTTGTACTAAGGGATGATTTGTTTAATTTATACTCTTCATACTTAGCTTTATATTCTGGAGAGTCCTTATCCATTCCCTGCGTATCATGCAGGAATTTTTCCTCCAGCGCCGCACGTTTTTCAAGGAACGTTCCGTACTTCTGATAGTACTCGTTCCATGCGTCTTTGGACTGAGATACCCAATCTAATTGTGCTTGCGCATTTTGTCTTAGTTTTTCAATTTCATTTTTGCTCGTTTCGTCTGTATTTTTTTGCAGCTCTTGTTCTAGCGTCTGTATGTCTGCTTTTAATTTATTAACCTTATCAATTCTTTCTTGTTCTGTCTTATCGTAGACTTGTGCTAATGAATCAATTGCCTGTCTTTGTTGTTTCTGCTGTGTTATTTGATTCAGTTGCTCGAATTGTTTGTTTATGTAATTTATTGGTTCTTGATTTAGGTCTTTAGTTTCGTCCCATTTTTTAATCTTACCTCCCTTAGCTTTAACGATTGCTTGTTGCGCATCGAATTCTGCCTTTTGCCGTTTCTTTTCTGCTTCTACTGCTTTTATTCTCTGATTTTCTATATCTTCTAATTCTTTTGTATTTTGTCTATCTCTTTCTTCCTTTGTTCTCTCATATCCATCGCGCATGGCTTGTATTCGTGCATCTGTAATCTTATCTTCTAAGCTTTTGTAAAGTTCAGCACGCGACAAGATATTTTGAGCTTCAAGCGTAGACAATTTATCTTCTCCAGAGCTTACAGCATTACCAGTTTTTGTTGCGGATTTTGCAGAACTTGAAGCAGCGGAAGCCATCTTTCTTCTATTAGATTCTTGCAATCTTGTAAGCATACGAACAGACGAGTGAGCTGCAGCCATTGTCTTATATACTCCAATTTGCAATTCACTTTCTTTTGCCACATCTTGTAATGTCCTTGAATGTAGTTTGTTTTGTTCTTTCGTTATCGCAAGTTTTTTCTTGGCTATATCCAAAAGACCTGCTTCATGCTTTCCATTTGCAAGAGTTTTTCCATAATAGAGTTGTTGCTTTAACGCTTTTACCTCTTCTATTTTTGCGTCTTTTGCTTTGCCCGTTAGTTTATATATTTCGTTATATTTTTCCGCGATTGTATCTTCAAGTTGAGCGTTTCTTTCGTTTACTTCACGTTCTTCTTTTTTAAGTGAGAGATTTTGTGCTTCAAGTTTATAAGCCTTGACAGCATTCTTGCCCATATTATTAATGATAGAGGATAATTCACCAGTTAATTCTTTATCTGTTATTAGTTTATTCATTGTCTGAAAGGCTGCGGCTGTACCTGTCACTAATGTCTTGACTGCTGATATTTGCAATTTTACATTATCAACAAATGATTTTCCAAGCATTTCTGCTCCTTTCTTCATTTGTTCCCAATTACCAGTAAACACACCTTGCAAAAGATTGCCAAATCCAAACACCATATCTTTAAGTGTTGTAAATGCAAGCTTAAACGTTGTAACTAGATTGCTTGTAAATTGCCTAATAATAGGGTCTCCACTTGTGAATACCTTGAATAAAGCTTTACCAAAAGCAACGAGTAACTTAGTAACAGAACCCATTATACTACCGAAGAATGCACCTCCTTTGGCCATGAGCATTTGTCCCTCAGCACTCTTGTGTAAGAACGTCCATACGGATTTAAGTGCAATTGCTATTGCGCCCAAAACTGCACCTACAGGAGTGGCAATAAATTTCATCGACGCAATAGTAAGTTCTTTCATTTTTGTTATACTATTGCTCAAAGGAATACCCATTCCATCAATTGTGGAAGTAAATGTCGAAACAACGCCTTTGGCGGATTCAAATTGTTTTCCTAGACTATCTAATGCACCTTTCCCAAGTGATTTTATTTGCTCTTTTACACGTCCCCACACAGAAGATTGACTATCCAACCTCTGTGATACCTCACTATTTACCCTTCCAAATTCAAGAAGATTCTGATTAGCTTGCTCTGTTTGTGCTTGTAGTTCTACAAGTTTATTCTTTGCGTTTACAAGTGCTGCTTCGAGAGTCTGTATTTGTGCCGCAATTTCGGAAGCAGAGGACATATCTCCAGCCTTTACTGCTTCTTGCATTATCGTCTGAAGATTAGAAATTTGTGTTTCTAGTGCTTGAATTACATTCTTTTGCTCATTAAATGCTGTTTGTGCTGTTGCTGCTGCCGAAGAATATGCAGCTTCAACATCCTTCATTGTTGTTGCGACAGCTTCGTTCTTTGCTTGCACTTCATCAGAACCTTCGATGATGTATCTTGTTGTGATAGTATTAACAACGTCTTGCATACCACTATCACCAGACGCCATTGCGTTAGCACTCTCTTGTGAAAGCCCATTAATAGCGCTTTGTGACGATGTTAGAGTTTCTTGAAATGTCTGAAAAGATTGTCGTAAATTTTCAATCCTTTCTGTTGCCGAAGTAGCCCCTGCAACAACATTCTTAAAAGTTGGCTGCGAAGATTGTAATTCTTTGTATGCTTGTGTTAGTTCTGTAATTTTATCTTTTTCAGCTTGTTGCTGCGCAATCATACTATTAAGTTCCCTGCGTTGTGCTGCAAGACCTTCCTTGTAATTTTCTATTTGTTTTAATATTTCGTCCGATGCGCTTGTATTACCTTCATTCTTCGCTTCTTTATAAGCTCTTTGCAGGTCTCCCAAATCGGCAGTTGTTTCTTTTATTATGTTTTTCTGTTGTTTAATATCATCGCCCAAAGAAACGAAAGCAGCTTTAGAATTATCTAATTGAGATGCTAATTCGCTTAAAGACATTCCATTTGCCGTTTTACCGAACTCATCTATTTCCTTTTGTAAAGACGATAGATTATAGTTCATGCCTTGCACGACCTCATTTGTCTTAGACTGCATACTTGTTATTGTGTCAACCCATTGTTGTGCGCTTGTTTTTATATCATCAGCATCAATCGTTGCACGTATACCCAATGCGCCATCTATATCTTCTGCCATATCTCTATACCTACATTAGTGAAGCAAAGAAACTATTGCCGTTGTCGTTAAGCGAATAGTTCTTCTTTCTTTGATTATTATTGTTTGATTCTGTGTTATTTTCTTCCTCTTCGTCAAGAGGTTTCACGCTTGGAATTGCTGCGTTTAGTAGGAGCAAATTAACGTAGCTTCGCTTGAATACTACTTCATCGTAGCTCATGCGAAAGTACTTCATCACTCCTCCGATGAAGCCCCATGGACTTGTGCTTCGCGAGTATTCATCGTCACTCGTTTCGCTCCTCTTAGGAAAGTCATAGACTGAAAAAAAAAGGGAGCATCAAAACTTTGTGCGCAAAACGTAATTACTTGTTTATAGCGTTTCATTGTTGTGCGCTTGCGAATATACCACCCGAGTAGAAATCTCGCCACAGAGCCACGGAAAATTGCCTTTTCTACCACCTTTTGTAAAAAGTGTAAGTCCTTGTGCGATTCAAGCATTTTCTCAATCGGATTGAAACTACCTTGCAACTCTACTGCTTTACATTTCTGAATTAGTTCGCCTATCTCCCATATCTGAGCCAAAGTTAAAGGACGAATATAAAAAGGAATAAGGCCGAAACGAACCCAAGTTCCTTTTTCGGTCATTACTGATGATGTTTTCTTTTCTTCTTTCATGATTAATTTAAAAAATAAATGCGGTAGCGGCCTAATGTCGCTACCGCTAAAAATATGATGGTTGGAATTTAGCCCTTCTTACTTTCGGTGGCCGCATGGACGTGTCCCGAATTGCTATCCGTTGTTCCTGCGTTGGGTTTGTGGCGTGCTGAAGGCATTTCGTCACCCGTTATCACGTCAAAGACTGCTTGCTTTGTGCATTCAATGTTGATATTCGGGAAACCACTCTTGCCAATAGAACCACTCTTAGTAACAACGAGCTTCATGTTAGCCCATTCGAAAATATGAGATGGAAACTCGTCAGTACCCTTGGTTTGAATCTGAACCGCATGATTCTGTAATTTAAACTTCGGATTTTCAACTAGGTAACCATCGTCTGAACCTGTACCTTTCGTAAAGCCAAAGAAGAATTTATAAGCTTCTTCGCTCATGTCGTAGACTTGTACAGTGAAACCCTCAGAACCTGCATCGCTCTGAAGTACGGCATAGTAATTATCACTATCTTCAATTTCGACATTATTCGTAGAAGGTGCTTGGTCGTTGAAGCTAAGCGAATCCTTTACGATTGCTTTCAGTTTAAACTCTTCCCATACATTAGGAAAAGCAGACTTAGCGGTCAAAGTTTCTGAATTATAAGTACCGCCTGCTGCATTTGGTTTATCAACGAGGGGTGCAAACTTAATACTCTCAATACCCCATGCGCCAGTTTTATTTGCCATGATTTTATTTGTATTTAGTCTGTGAATGTTACTTGTATGCGAAGATTGATAAAGTGCGTTTTATCATTATCTCCAATGCAATTGCTATCGGCTTCAAGGTAATACCAATGATGATTGATTATAAGTTCTGCTTCATCATCCTCAGTAGTCGAATTGCGCTTCGGAATAAGTTCCATAACACGTTCCGCAATCTCTTGCAATTTTTTCGTGTCTGGCAACTCACTTTCGAGGTCGGGAACATGAATATTCACGTTCACAACCCCAGTTGAGTTAACCCATTGTCCGTAATTGATTGGTAGATAATTCAAACAGATATACGGAAGCGCATAATTCGTTGGTTTCTTGAATTTGAATATTTCTATGTCGCTTATATTCTTGCTAAGATATATAGCGAGTTCCGTTACTGCTTGCATCCCATTCATCATATCTTCCCATCTCTAATTTTTTGAGTTAGTTTTTTTATTTCCTCGTCAAGAAATGCTTGCACGAAAGTTATCACTGGATAGCCTTTAGCTTCAACGTAACGAGCGTATTCCATACCTGCGAGGACTACAATCTCCCACAATGAGCCGCTTGCAGTTACCTTTTCTAGTGCTGCCTTTGCGTATTGCTCTCCACTTGGGCTTCCTCGTCCATCAAAGCCACCGCTAGTAACTTCTTTTCCGTTGAAGAATATCTTAAAGCCCATACTTCCACGCAAATTGCGCGTATGGTCATCATATCCTCCGTCTTGATGGCTTGTACCCATTTTGGGATTACCACCAATATAGGTGTCGCGTGCCTTGTTGCAAGCTTCTTCACCAATCATCTGCAACTCTCGAAGTACCCTTGTGTCAAGTTTTGGCTCTTGGCTTTTACTTGAACCAAGTTTTCTTAGAACTTCGTCAAAGCCGAAAGATTCTACAGCCATACCTTCACCCAATTGCGTAGAGTAACGAAGCCAAGAACCACTTTTTCCGTGTTTATCGTTCCGTCACTTTTTGCTACGTGCGCAATGTCATTTTCTTGCGGTAAATCGTCCTTGGATTTTGGCTTACGCATTACAACTTCGTAAGAGTATACTCTGTCCTGTCCGTCATTACACTTAATTGTAGATGCTTTTGTATTAGGAAAGATTTTGCACTTGCTTATCAATCCAAATACTTTAGTTTCTACTAAATTTTGTGCATCATCCTTACCTACAACAATCTTCTGCAATTGTATTCTGTCATCAAGTCTCATATACTCACACAAGTTACAATGTTATCACCATCATCAGCAAGAACAAGGTCAGCGGATATTCCTGCATCATTCGCAATTGCTCTGATAGCTTTTTCTATTTTCGCAGTTGCAAATGATTGTGATATACCGCCAATGTTCTCTGACGCTAATACACGCAATCTTGAAAGACATAACATCGAAGCAAGAGCAACACACTTCTTGCCTTGCAACGAATAAGTGTCTTCTGGCGAATATTCGCCAAAGCGTTCACTTGCATCAATCAATGCTTTATCTAAGCTATCATCCGATACGCTGTAAGGTTCGATAGCTGCTGCTACTGCTTCTCTGTTAGTCATGGAAGAAAAAAACAACTAAACTCAATGAAAACAATATAGTTAATTAACCATGCGTTTTGTCTGTCTCAAGAATGTAGTAGTTATTCTTGCCCGTAAACACGGGGTGCGCCCACATCTCGTAATCGATAAAACGTCCCTTCTCATTGCGCCACATACCAACTTGGTTGTTGTCGTATGTAGAATAAGTCTTATTGGGCAACGGGTCAACCGATTCAATGCCATCAGCAACTTTCAGAACCGCAACTGTATCAGCGCACTGGAACACAACGCGGTCATCCTTCGTCATATTCGTTGATGTGTCATCAGCAAGGAGGCAATAACGTTCCTTTTCGATTGTGATAGGCGGCAACAGAATCGATTCGAGATACTGATTTACTTCGTTATAAGATACTCGTGCAGCTGATACGTCTACTTTACCAAGTTTTAGTTTGAATACATCACGCAACTGCTTTGACTTGCACATCTTGCGGAATGTGCGCACACTCATACGCATTTTCAATACTGTCTTACCGATTGAGCCGAGGTAGTCTACTATCTCTTGAATATCATCAAGAGGAACAGAAGTCTCCGAACCCCATGCAGCGACTTTTGCTTGGAACTTCTTAATACCAAGGTCGTAGGTATAAGCTACACCAGACTTCTTATTGTTTCCGCTGTTTACGGTCTGTGTGCCATTGAACAATCCTTCAAAATAAAGCAAATCAATACGCTTATGAGGGGCAATTACGGCCTTCTCGAACGGTTCAAAGAGGAACTTGACCAACTTGGCGTACTCAACATTACGCTGCTCCTGCGAGAACGAAGCTTTCTTTTCGTTGTATCGTCTTTCCAAGAAAAAATACTGGTCAAGTCTATCATTATCCATCTGCCATTCGTCAGCAATACGGCTCAATGAACCCATCAATTGCTTTGCTGTCGGCATCTGGTGTGTAGGTTTCTCGCCATTCTTATCAATCACTGAACCAACCATTGCTGCGGCATATTCTGCAATATAAGCATTATAGACCTTAGATGCGCAATATTCGGGTGAAGGCATTTCGCTCTTCCACTCGGCAACATAGGTTGAGTTCTTCATCTGCTCATTGATGAAGCAGTCAAAGTTTTTCGGTTTCTCGAGGCTCTTAATTAGTGAATCCATGTCCTATATTATTCTGTGTGTATTATACTAAATCTTGAATGCGTGACGCGAGGTAAGTGCGACCTTAACGGCATCACTAAGAGGATAAGGGAGAGTTTCTTCCTCAATCTCGTATGCTTGCAAAGTGGGGGTGCAACTCTGCATTCCGTCAAGATATACTGTTGCATAGTTAAGACCGATTACCTTAGCAGCATCTCCATCATCAAGTACTGCGTCCTTGTCTGCTTTCTCTGCGAGTGCTGAAATAGTCAACTTGTCGTAATCGTTATTGCTGGTATCAATCGCACTAATCGTTGAACCTGCAACCTTGTCGTTGACAGCAAACAGATGTCCTTTGTAGACTTTAAGTTCTGTGGCAGACTTTACTGCGGCTTCATAGGCTTTTGCCGTCTTGCACACCTTAACTTTACCATCTTCCTTGATAGCGAGTGGCGCGCCCTTTTCAAGCCATTTCTTCTCCGAAGGTAGGCCAGTCTCGTCAATAACGTAACCGCATTGTCTGCGCACGCAAGACTTCTCATCCCATACACCTTCTTGAATGTTTTCGGGAAATTTTTCTTTGTAAAACATAGTTTTTTCGTTTATTATTTGTTTGAATCAGTAGGAGCAAGAGCTTTTTGAGCGTCCTGCATACGTTTGGCGAAGTCTTCTTCTGAATCATCTGAACCATTGCCGATAGGCGGAACGTCAGCGAACCCCATCGATGCAAGAATTTCCTTACGCTGCGTTGCATACTCCTGCTCTATCTGTGAAGCGAGAGTTTCTGCGTTCTTTTCGTCATCCAACTTGTAATGGTTAATAAAGCTCTGTGGAATACCTTTTAGTTTGCTCTGTGCCATGAGAACGTTCTTTAACTGCTCAGCACGTTCCTTCTCTTGATAAGGTTTCAATGCTTCAGCAATTCCGTTTTTCAGCATCTCGGCAACAACATCCTTAGTAAGCACATCTTGATTGTTCTGTCCTTGATTTTGATTATTGTTGTTATGTTGCTGTTGATAGTTCTCATCTGGCTTCACATAACCCTTGTACTTGTTCTCGACTGCAGAAGCGCAACGATTACCGAATTTCTGCATGATGTTCACGTAGCCCGATACACCGCTTACCGCGTTGTTTATTTCGTCCTCGCTTGCATTTTCGTTAAGATTCTGGCTGACAACATCAGCCAACTCCTCCAATTCGGCTTGATTGAGACCCTTGTCTGCGTATGAGGTTCTCAATGCGTTAATAACTTTCTTCTTCATATAATAGTTTTAATTCGTTATCAAAGTTAATATCATTCATCTGACTTGTACAATAAGAATGGCGAGAATAGTCATGTTGTCGCTATTTTTTTCGCTTTAAATACCTTTCAAGCAGTTTTTTTACAGCTGAAGGCTTGTGTGCCATTGGATTATCTATCCTAAAAACGTGTATTCCCATTCTTCTTATACATGCGCTTCTGTTCGCGTCTAAGCGTTTTTGTGTATCTGTGTAATGGTATTTACCATCAACTTCAATTGCAAGCCTTAGAGATGGTATATATATGTCTAGATAGAACATCTTGCGTGGGGTCTTCACTTGGTATTGGCGAATGAATTTTATATTCATCGCATTCAATGTTTTGCACACTGCTTTCTCGGCTGATGTGGACTTGCTTAGGAGTTCATTTCTGTAGTCTCGCATGGAATAGATGAAAATGTAGAGATTTTGAGAAAATTTTTTGTCTTGCCTTTTTCGCTTGATTTTCACGCAAATATACGAGAATTTGAAAGGATAGGCTAAACAGGATAGTAAAAAAGTTACGATTTTATTTTGCGTATAATAATTTAGTTATTATCTTTGCAACAGATTTAAGAACGAAAGTAAGAAACAATTTAAAACTAACATTACAAACCCATTAAAACTCAAGCAAAATGGAAATGAAAGCTACATTCAAGGAAGTTTATTTCCTTACGCATAATAATAGAAGTTTAAAAATTTCTATAACAGAAAAGAGTAATCAAGTGTTATTCGCAGCAGCAGCTTACGGACAAACACCGTTAGATTTCGCGAAATTTGATTTAGAATGTTTTTTAGATGACGGACAATCACATCTTTTTACTGAAGAAGATTGCCAAAAAATAATCGACTTCGTTGACGGAATTTTAAATAAATACGAAAGAATATATGTACTTTAACCATAAGAGAGTAACCTTGGTGGCTTGGGCGGTTCGATTCCGCCTTACTCACAAAGATAACGTTATAACCTAGTAAGAGCGAATTTTCTAGCATTCTTTCCTGCGCAGGTCTAGTCAAAACTGGTGGAGAAAAGAAGTCGATAAGCATAATCGTTAAAACATCAGACAAGAGTAAATCCGAAAGCTGTGGTGTTAATCAGCCGTGAGATAACACGTTACAAACCGAGACAACGTAACCGCACCTTATCGTTACAAGGGTTGAGCAATACAACTAAAAAGCCGTAGGTACAATCCAAGTACCATTGTAGAGAAAAACCGTATACAACAGCGGGCGGTCAGGCATACCGTGGGGTGAAAAAAACACCTGACAAAAAAATTCAGCTCATATGTAGCAAGCTGTATTTGGATAAGCTACAAAATCGTTCTTGTGAGGAGTGAACGCTAAATAAACCATCACGTTGACGCTAAACGTTAAGATGCCGAGAAAAAGGATATTCCTCTGAAAAGTTGCACGTGTGCATAAATTCAGACTTACTCCAGTAGGGAGCGAAACGTACACCTCGCATTTGCTGTCACGATTCGTTGGGCGATAACGTTAAGCGCACTTTTAATTTTACTACAAACATAACAACAATATAAAACCATACTACAATGGATAATAAATTTTTCGACTTCGACAAGGCAAAGGTTCAAACAATAACATTAGCTCAACTTGAACGAACACACAAGGAGAACGATGTTTATAATCAACCCTTAAAAGGTATCTATCACTTTGAATTATTCCACAAGGTGATTGAAATGTGCAACGAACAACACTTCAATGTGGAGGTTTACGACCTCTTTGCTGCACAGAATAAAGACCGCGCTCAGCCCGGAGTTGTGCTCCTTCCACAAGTTGAAGCCCAGTACGGAGATAAGGCTGTAGAAGCACATATCTTGCGTAGAGTGTTCGCAAATATTCGTATCACGGATTTTGACGATAATGATAATACAACAAACCTCGCTATTGCGTTCCATCAAAGAGGTATTCAAGCGGGGTTTGGTAACATGGTTAAGATATGCCACAACCAATGTATGCTCAATGCTGAGAGCTATATATCTACGTATGCCGATAAAGGTGCTGGACGAGGTGATAAGGTAACGATTCAAGATGTTCTTGATGTTATCAAGTCTTGGCTCGTTGATGCACGTCACATCATTGTAAGTGACAGAGAACGCATGGAACGTATGAAGAGCATAAACCTCACGGCCGAGCAGGTTTTCACGCTGATTGGCATGCTTACAACTATCCGAGTAAAGTGCGACACATTGAACAAGACTATCAAAGAGCCAGTCGTTTATCCTCTCAATCAGGCGCAAATTTCACGCTTTACCGAATTGTTGCTTGTTAACTACCACAACACAAATAAAACGACTGTGTGGGACGTGTATAACGCTGCAACAGAACTATATAAGGCTAACAGCATGAATATACCTGATATGCTACCACAAAATAGAGCTATGGTAAAATTCCTTGAAGAACGATACGCAATTTAAACATATAAACCTTGCGAGTGGGGCTAATTCCACTCGCAAACCATGAACGAATAAATTGCAAAACAATCATACGAATTAAGTGTAAAAACAGCAGCATGGAAATAACAGTAAACATACCCAAGAACGATTATGTACAACCAACGGAAATACGCCAAGAGGTTGTACAATACATTTGCGATGCGTTTCTCAGCCCTTGTATCTGGCGCATATTCCACTCAGAAAGACAAAGCGCATACAGAGGTAGAACTCTATACGTTAGAGTCAATAAACAAAGTGGTAAGGCCTACGGATTTGGCAACCACGAAGCATTTAGCAGAGACAATAATATCCGATTTAATGGAGAAGAAATGAAAGCAGCCTTTAAGGCTCTTCGTAATGCTGGATACCACATGTTCCTTATCTACGAATATGGCTCTTGGAAAGGCTACATTTGCGACAAGAAACCTTTCTATGATGGTGGCACAGAAGTAACAACATTCAATGACTTCATAGATTAAACAAGATGAAAGCAATAGAACTACTTGAAACGTTGGTCGGCAAAGACCTTAGAAGCGAAGAGATAGCTTGTGGCGAAGACCTCGCTCTGTACGCTGAAACAAATGAAGATTCTGTGAAGCTACTCAAAGGGCAATTTGAAGATGCTCTGTACTTTGTGAGCAGCAACAAAAAAGCACTTTGCTTTGATCCAGATGTTATTGAAAATGACTTTGGCTGTGTATATTATTTTTGGAAAATTGAGGTGTAAAACTTGCAAAGGTATGGCGAAATTCCATACCTTTGCAATAAAAACAAAACGTTATGACAACAGAAGAATATTTCTACTTAGAGCATTATCTCGAACATTACAGCATTATATTTCATAATCACAAGATGAGAACTTTGGTTGATGATATAATTAAATATATGGATTTTCTTTTTATGAATAAGCATATAATCTCGTTCAAAGATGGAAAAGAAAAGGTTGAATATTTCTATAGTAAGGTTAAGCCTTTTGATTATTGGTCAAAGCCTACTTTTAGAATAGATGAACCCAAACCTTTTGCTTAGCTCTTTCATCGTTAAATGTTGTAATATGAATCTTCTTTTAGGAGTGAGTTGCTTCTCATAATTTTCTTCTAACAAGTTATTTATTTTTCTGTATTCTATTCTTACATTTTCCGCATCAATGCCCCAATCACCTTTTTCATTTTTCTTTGCCTAATAGCGATACAAAGGTGATGAAGCAACAATTTCTTTCATATCACACCTCACTGCCTCATATAAATCATCAGAACTAAGAGAATGTCCTGTTCTCCTAAAATCATTTTTAGGAAAGATATACCCCATTGGATGATTATGTACTAGCGTATTCCCTTTCAATAGCTTCGCAACATTCTCGTCAAAGTAAACATTACTCGGTGTGCCAGTTGTTGAGAACAACACTTGTCCTTTATTACCTATAATCTGCATCTGCTCATTCCTCTGCCTATTGAGCGACTTGATAGCCTTATTGATAGCTTTCTCACGTTTTGTTGTTTCTGATAGAGCATGTATTGTTTCGTTTTGTTTCTCCTCCCATCCGAGCACATCTCCAACAGCTTTTATGTTATCACGCACAAAGTAAGGCAGTTTCCCCCTCTCGCGCGCCAAGTCCAACTTCTTCGCATTGCGCTCGCACCATTTATTAAATTTCTCTGGAACGTTCTTTACAGCGTTGGGAGATTGGTAAGCCTTGTATTCATTCTCGGGCAGAGAGCGCAAATGCTTCCATTCTTCACTATTTCTATCCATCAATATTGAGGACATAGAACAACGGCAGCGAGGATGCCAACCGCGCCACATGAAGTCCTTCGGATAGTCACCTGCCAATTCATCGCATATATCCTCTTCTGGATGATTGCCCGACAAACGAATACGAATACCAAGTACGTAAGGCTCGCTGCTCCATCTTTCGCAATTAGCAAAGTTGTAAGCCATATTCGTTTCTGTGATGGTTAGACGCAAAGCATTCTGACGTGAGGAACGATAAACGCCAGTGCCGACCTTAGCTAAGTCCTCCTTAACGAAGTGAACCTTACCTTGCTCATCTACCACTCGTCTGCGCCACTCAACGACATCTTTCTTCGTGCCATCCGACATGAGTTTCTTCATGTGGTAGCGTCTGTACATCATATCGGGATTATTGAGGAATTGACGCACTTGTCTGCCAAGAGATTCTGCGGATATTCCTTTTCCGATACCTTGTTCTAGCACCTGCGAAACAGCTAACTCAAACTCACCCTTTGTTTGCTGCGTGTAGTTCCACACTCTATCAGAAAGGTTTAGTCCTCCATCACGTTTCATTCTGCTTCGAATAAAAGCATTGGCGGTGTCTTTGCGCCATTGTTCTACCTCTTTTCCTTCCCAACGTGTATATGCTGCCAATGCCTTCTGCTGAATATTGGCAGAGTGAAGAACTGCAAGCGTTATCCCTTGCTGAATGACTGCTTGCAAAGCTTTTGTGTACTTATCCAATAAGGCTTGTACCCTCTCCTTTTCAGAAGGGGTGCAAGCCTTGGCAATGGTGTATAATTCATCTGGTGTAACTCTCGTTGTAGATGTGGCTGTAACCTTGGATAATTCCTTGATTAACTTGTCGTACAACTTGTTTACATCAGACGAAGCGTATAATAATAGTCGTGTTATCTGTTCTTCGATTGTCATTCTTCATTCTTCTCTTCTTCGTTCTGTGCTGCAGCACCACTGATTGCGCTCGCAAAAATGTTCATCTTAGCTTCGGACGATTCATCCTCCTTTAGCTGCTTCAATGTTTGTTCGGGATTGCTTACAAGCGGATTCAGCCGTACACCATCCTCCTGCGACATGGTAGCTTTGTTCTGCGTGGAAAGGTTGATGAGCTGCAGCGTCTCCATCTCGTTCTTAGGAATGTAGGGTGAGAATACGGGAATAACGTTCAGCGCATCAGCGATTCGCTTGGGTGTGGCGAGGACGCTTGCTGCGATACCACTTTTGACGATATTAAATCTTCTGGTAAACATCTCACCGAACAGTTCTTCCTTCTTCTCTGCTTTGAGATGTGGGTCAGTAAACATTAGTCTGATTGCTGCTCCACTTGTGTTATTCCCGAGTGTCTTCATATTCTCAAATGAAATGTCGGGAGTTTGAGAGTATGAGAAGATGATATTCGTAAGATTGGCCATTTCTTGCCGCATACTATCGGGGGCAGAGTTCCATGATACGACTTTCATATCTGCACTCTCTCCCTCACCTTGGTATATTCTGCCTACTTCGCCTTTTTCTGCAAATCCTTTCATCTTACCCTTGAAGAAGTATGTAGGCGCACCGAAATAATCGTTTACATCTCCCCAATTTGATAGAAGTTCTTCAAGTCGCTCAATCACTGGTTGTACGGATTCCCATTCGGTTTCCTCTTGGCGATAATAGACCACAGGTATTCTATCGAATCCATGAGGTTTCACGTCAAGCAAGGTAAGGTTTGCACCATCGTTCGCGTATCTATATATCATCGTCCGTGTATACACATCAAAATGAATCGTTGAATTGCCGAGTTCATCCTTGATGCAGTATTTACGTGCAAAACCATCCATTCGTCTGTAATCATCGAAATGTGGATAAAGTATATCTCCATGCAGGGGCGAAAGAAGCATTACACGCATCTCAGGTTCACTATCATCTTCACTAGAGATGAAGTACCAAAGTTCAGCACATTCACAACAACGAAATAGTTTTCCTGCAAGACGCTTATCGAAGTAGTTTATTTTGTTTGCATTGAATGTATTTATTACACTATCGAATAAGTCTTGTGCTTGTTTATCTACATTGCCATCAATATTATATTTCACAGGATTGGATAAGAGAAAACCTACATCACGTTCGCAGAGAAGACGCTGTACAGGAACAGCTATGCGGCAACGGTCAATATACTTTTCTTTGTAGATTGGATTCCCTTCTTGGTCGCGCTTGCCAGTATTGGTTTTGATTTTCTTTTTCTTTCGTTTGGTCGTATCATAGACAACGTGTCTCATTGGGTCGTATTCTGATTCTGTCTCATCAAGAGATTTTTTGAATCCCTGCTTACGTGAGGTTAACAGCGTGTATATTTGCATTGGGTCGCCCAATGCCATGATTTCATTGATTGGTTTCATAGGATTGTGTTATAATAAGTCAATAAATTCTTCTGCGTCAAGTCCGTTGCCGTTCTGTCCTAATAGCTTATCAAGAACCACATAGCGAATTGCGTCTATTGCGTGATTGTAGGCGTCAATAGGCTCATTTAGCCACTTGCCTTCTTTGTTTTGTCTGTAGGTGTAATTACGGGACTCTTTCAGTACGTTTGTGCTTCTCCTCGTTACGTATATCTTCATCTCTTGCATCTTCTGTATACCTGCCATGATAGAACCTGCAAACTTACGAACTGGGTGAATATCAAGTCCTGCATTAGCAATCTCGTCAATCAGTCGTGGGTCTGCGCTCTCTGATATTATCTCAACATTGCTTCCGCATTCCTTATTGGCATCTTTCAGTACACGTATAATATCAGAAGCAAGCATTTCCGTTTGATAACAAACTTCGTCTATCCATAGAGCATTTTCGTGTATATACACGTCTACGATGGCCGTTGGGTCGTTGGTATAGCCGAAGTCCATACCTCTGTAATGATGTTTCTTGTGCCAACGTGGTATTTCATCTACTACTTCTACATTCTCGAAAATAAGCCCTTCTACCATAGCTTGCAGCCCAAGTCCATAGATGCGCCACAATGAAGGATTCTTGTCTTTAAGGCTTTCGATTTCATCAATAACCTTTTGTTCCAAGAATGGGTTATCCTTGTATGTGGAAATAAACCAATATGTGCGTGTTTCCCGATTAACATCACAAATCCAGTGGTCGTCAGGAAAGGATGGATTATAGTCTATGATGGAGAATTCCGTTGTACGCATCTGCAGCTGCTGCCACTCTATATAATTTAATTCGTTGGCTTCATTTACGAAAAGTATTTGACGCTTAGAACCACGCACTTTCTGTTCATTATCTGTTGAAAAGAATTCAAGCCATGAACCATTGGGAAACTCATAGATAAAGTCGGTTTTGTTCATCGCTTTAGGATTCCACCAGCCAAAATCTTGCATTATCGTTTTGAAATCACGATAAATTGTACGTTTAATTGATGGCATGCCAGCACGCACAATGGATACTGTCGTTCCTGCGATGTTATGGCAACAGACACATAGCCATTGTACAATCGAATAACTTTTTGAACTTCGAGAAGAGCCTTGCAGAGAAACCGTTGTAAAGCCGACATCTTTTGCAGCTTGAATGCGTAAAAAGTTTTTTGTAAAGAATACATCATGAGACATTCCTAATCTTCAATTTCTCCAAAATCTGAATTTTTATGCTTTTTTTCTTTATTTACTTCTTCAAGAATTTTCTTGTACTCGTCTGTGCTTGTTACTATGTGGAGTTGCAATGGGTCAGATTGGATTTTCGCGACATCTTTTCCGTTCGTTGTCACATCAACCTTTTGCCCGTCAATAAACCTGTGTATGAGTTCAATCGCTCTAAGTTTTGTCTTGTTGTCAACTGAACTGCTTAGCGCAAGGTTGACGAGTTGCAGGTTAATCAATGCTGCATTTGTGGCGTCCGTTGAATTTATACCAAGTTTTTTAAGCGCTTCAATTGCTTTCTTCTGATTGCTTGGTATGGGCTGTTCTATCATCATGCGCAATACATCAGCCATTGCGCGTTTTTCTCTGCGTGATTTCCCTGAATTGCGACCACCTTTGCTCCCGAGTTTCTTGCGCACATCGGGTGGCTGCTTGTTCATTGGGATAAGGTTTTGTTCGCGTTTATTTCGCATTGTTCCTGTAATCTTTATAAATTTCTTGTTTTTCTGCTATTGGTGAATAGACTTCATAGGCATATCAACATTTAGAGAAATGATGGAAGTCTATTGTTGCATGTTCATCGTCAGTTCTTTTGGTTGAGCTATCCCATATCAATTCCTCCACACAGCAAAAGCAGCGTTTTGTTTCGTCCATATCTGTTTGAATAATTGCGCGTTCCACAACTTACTTTAGTCATAGTTTTATTGTTTATTTCCAATGTATTCGAAACTTGCTGTAATTCTGTTGTGAGAATTTGATTTGAACGATATTTTGGAGACTTTTGCATTTTTAGGTTGATGCTTTCTTTTCGGCATTTCTTTCAACACCCATTTTATATCTTTACATCTTGCATGTATCAATGCTGGGTTAGAAGTTGTAGAAACATATCTTTTCCCATGTTTGATGAAATATTCAGCAACCCAATTTGAAAATCTGTGTCCTATACCAACACCTTGAAAATCGGGTAATACAACAGTTCGATGTTCTCTGTACACATTCTTAATTTTTGGGTGAGGAAAAGGTAATGCCGCGCAAAATCCGCATAGGTTATCATTAGCAAAGCAAACAAAAACTTTCGCTGCAATATTAAAGCTGTCGCTCAAATAATGATATTTCCTAAACAGTTTCCAATATTTTCGTTTGTCTTGTGCTGTTTGTATTTCGTATATTGATAAAGTGATGTTTGGTCTTTTTTTTTTGAAGACAAACTAAATGTCATATCATTCGTGTTAAATATCCAATCTGGCTGTAACCATTCAATCACATCAAAATGGCAAGTAACCGCAATAAATTGCTTTTTATTGTCTGATTGTCTGATAGCTTTCTGCATTGCTAATGAGCCTATCTTTGCGACATTTCGGTCAACGACAGATGTAAATTCATCGAAAACGAATAATTCTTTTTCTGACAAAATAGCTCTTGCTAAATCACATCTCATCTTTTCCCCATTACTCAAAACTGCATAAGGTTTAAGCCAAGAAGGAGGCGAAGAGAAACCAACACTATTCAATGTTTTACATACATCTTGCATTTTTGCTCCCTTTGGGAAATCATCAAGGAAACATTCCTTATTGTATGCGAATTGTTCTATGTAAGCATCTGGGAAAAGAGATTTTGCAATCGTTGTCTTTCCTGTTCCACTGTTACCAACAATCAATCCAATCTGCCAATTTTGTGGAAAATCAATACTACCCTTAAAATGCTCTTTGATTTTGTCGATACTTAAATCGTAAGTACCTCTTACGTACTCGCACCTAAAACTTTTTGGCGGATTGATTTCTTTTATAATGTCAAAATTCGGCATGATAACCCTTTTTCTGTAAGTTCATTGTATACTTTTTCTTGTTCTTCTTCGTTGTCGAACGATATTTCTATCTTGTATTGAGGTTCGAGTTCGGAACTAAAGTCTTCAATTTTTTCATCTTTCTTTTCGTCTTCGTTTCCTATCATGTCTTCTTTATCCTCAAGAAATTCGCACTCCAACCCGAAGTCCTGCAATTCTTCCACGTCCCATTCATTGCCGAGCAAGTCCCAATCGTTTTGGCCGAAAGCGATGTTGTCCTTCTGAATGTAGGCACGGAGTTTCTTGGCTTCTGTTTCGGCTGGCAATACCTTAACAGGAGCATCTTTGTAGCCAAGTTCTTTCATGGCTCGGTAACGCATGTTGCCAAGGATAACGACAAGCTCTCCGTTGTTATCGTAGGCTACGAGTTCGCGGAGCTGAAGCATCTCGGGGTCGTCCTCAATGCTCTTTTTTAGTGCTTCATAACGCTCATCCTTGATAAAACGAGGGTTCTTTGGCACGTCTTTGATTTGCCCAGTATTGAGTTGCAAATCAGAAAGTTTAATTGTTTTTGCTTGCATATTATTTGCTTTGTATTGTTTCTAGTATATCTTAATCAAGACTTCATTCAGTACGATAATTCATCTCTTATATAAATGCAATATTACGCATACTATTATCTGCTTTAAAGCGAAATGGAGACAAAATCAGCATTCACACCTCATTTATCCTTATTCCGTGTACAAAAAGCATTAATTTCCTCTTAATAGTAAAAGTCGCTATTGGAGAAGTTATCGCACTTTTTACATCTTCAACGATAATATTTCCTTCTCTTTCGTACACGAAATCGGCAACGTAATGACAAGCGCGTTCTATAACTTTTCCTTGCTTGTCTACCTGTTTAGGAATTATCTCGTATCTAACTTGCCTTCTTAGATTTTTTATTTTCGAGCGTTTTTGTAGGTCGAGCAGGTAAATATACCTTTCCCACTCTTTAATGCTATCAAACTTCCCAAAAGCGTTGACTATAACCTTGTTTCTGTATTTCCTAATTTCTTGCTTCATTCTTGCTATATTAATAAGCGCACAAAGAGCTATTAAAACTCTTTGTGCGCTATGCTATTTTGTTATTTAGTATCTTCTATGAACATATCACACTCGCGCGTGAATGATATAAAATAATCCTTCGGGCAATGTCCTCTCGTATAGCGTCTACATTCATTACATGGAGTTTTATTTTTTCTCTTTTGCATATTCTCTTAGTAATCTTATAGCTTCGTCAAGTGCTTCTTCTAATTCTTTTGGGGTCAGCATGGGTGCGCTGATTGCACCTCTGCGCCACTTCTGGTGAAGGTGGAGCGAATGAATAACTTGTTTGATTGTCATTTGATTTGCTTTAGGATTGGTATATTGCAGAATTTTGCCATCTCCTTTAGGATGAAACAAAGCTTTGATCTGTCACAACCTTTTGTGAAATACAGAGCATCACATTTTAGCATCACCGCGAGGTCGTGAGCAACAGCTTCTTCGTATTCTTCATCTCCATACTTGGCAATTGTATTGAGAGGAGAAAGGACTATGTAGTCTTTCGCAATTCTAAGTTCCTTAACGGAAGCTACAATCTTCTTCATGTAATGTTCCTCTCTGTTTATTGCAGGAAAGGAAACGAATAATTTCTTTTTTGTCATTTGTCTTTTTTGTTAATGTCTCTGATTATTGAGAATGTTAGAATACCGATACAGATAATGATGATAATATCCATGTTATTTGCGCTTTTCGTAGCCCGCGACAAAGCCTTTACAGAATGCTTTTCTGCATGTTTCGGCTTGCCTTGGGTTACATGTGTGGTAATCTGTACAATCGTGGCAACTCATTGAGTTTACCATCTCGTTAGCTAATTCGTATGGCTCTTTCATGTATTCTTCGATGGTTTTTTCGTCGAAGCCATAAGCCTTTAAGAAAGATGCGAACCCTTGTTTACTCATTGTTCCTTTCTCTGTAAATGTGGTTGATTGAATCTACTCCTACGAAAGCATTGCCATTCTTGATGAAGTAAGCCTTTCCCTCTCTTGTTGAGATGCGGAAAGAATCTGCTTCGATTTTCATTGTGTCGTTACAATTCGCTCTTACAACGATATAAGGACGCTTCTCTGCCTTGTGTGCATTGTAGATAATTACTGCTATTTCCGTTATTATCAGGAATGCGAATGCAGCAAATAAATATTCCTGTTTCATTATTCATTGGGTAATAAGTCTTCGATGTATAGCCATCGAATGATGTTGTTTATTCTGCGGTGTACTTCCCACCGACCTTGATTAGCGTCTACACTAAAGACGCTCCCATGAAGGTCTTTCTTCTCTACGAGAATAGGTCTATTGGAGATTGGCTCTTCTTCTGTGTCGTGCCAAAGTATTTCAAATAGAGTGTATTTTCGTTTTCCCATGTTCGTTGTTTTAGTCGCCCCACCATAGCGGTGGGGCGGTATGTTTTACAATTCCTTTTCCGTTTGGTCTAGTTCTTCACAAAGTTGCTCATAGCTCTTGCATGTGCCAATCAATCGTGCCGTTACTTTGGAAAGCGGAAGAACATATTTAAATGGTATTACATAGCCTTCTTTGTCGTAAAACAGCATTTTATCTTGACAATCACTATGTGAGTATACTTGAACGCCCCATAGACACTCCACTCTATCTCTCACCAAACAAGGCTGAAATTTCTGTGGGACAAAGTTTGAGTAGTCACGATAATAGGTAGGTACTTCTAGTATGAGGTCATTACTAGATTCAAGGCCAATACTATAAAAACCTTTCTTAGAAAAAGTAAATATGCGTTCATCATGTGGTTCTATTTGAATAAGAGCAATAATCGGGTAAGCGCTCTGCTCTCCATCTTTATCGAAACAGATAATTCTTACTTGGCGTCCGTTCTGTGTAACGATACGACCTTTAATTTCTCTTTTTGCGATTTTCTTTGCTAGTTCAATATCAAAAGGAACTTTCTTAAATCTTGTTTGTGTCATTGTTGTACGTTTTTTAATTATACATTAAAGTCTGCTTTAATCATGAATACTTACGTAATTTTAGTTTATTGATAAGTGCATCTGCATATTTAATAGCGAGTTCAGTAGAAAACTCAACTCTTTTGTCTTCGTCTATAAGGCTTTGAATATCATCAAAGTATTCTACGCAATCATGTAGCATTTCTTTTGCTATCTCGTATCTGCGTTGTTCCCAGTTAATGCTATTGTTATTCTCTGGTTGTGCTTTGTACACATAATACAAATCAATATTCTTGTCATAACCATACTCTGAATTGATGAGAAAATCATTAAACTTAGCAATTATAGGATGATTTGTTTGTTCTGCTATTTCAAGAACTTTCTTGACGGCATCTTCTATAGATGTCATAGGTTTTATTTCTATTGTTTCCATAACTACTTGATTTTTGGGATTGATAAATGGTATTTCTTCGCCATTCCAAGGTCGAAGGGAACTCTTTTAAATGTTTGTTTAATTATTCAACATATTCATCAAGGCCGTAGCCTTTCGCTTGTCTGAAAATCCTTTGATATTTACCCACCTGTCGAAGGGAAAGTGCCCGACTCTTTTCTGAACCATCCATACTGGCTCGGGTATACAACCATTGTAGACTTCCATTGAAACAATTCTTAGTGTCATATCTTATAGTTTTTAATTCATTTTTTTCGTTGTTATAGTGGGCTGAATTAGGGGGGTGCGTTTAGGGAGGGTGCTCCGATTAAGCTGGCCCTTTCCGCAAGTTGGAATAGCGGTGGACTATTACTTTATCCAACTTCCGCTTCATCCATATTTTGTAGTCATAGTCCTTCTCAATGTATATCACTTCCCATCCATTCTTCCCTTCTGCATTGAGCTTTTGCACAGGGTCTTCGTCTTCACGGATGATAATGGTTTTATATTCAAATGTTTGCATTGTTGTTTTTTCTTATTTAGAGGTTACGTTAAAGCAGCAAATCCGCCAATCTTTCTTTATCAATTAGTTTCATTGTTTACTTAGGGATTATTTGTTGTTCCTAAAAGATTTTCGTTGCCCTCGTAAGGTATGCAGTACTTCCAACCTACGTTGATGCATCTATAAGAACCTTCCTCGTCTATGCGACTAAAAAAACTACATTCCCATGTTCTATCATCCCTATCTCGCACAAGCACCTTATCAAATGGCTTGAATTGAGATTTGGTTTCTTGAACACTCACTCCAAACTTGCTCCAATCACGTTGATTTTTTGATGGAAATAGTACACATTCTCCTTTTAAACTATAAGAACCATTTGAAAAAAATTCATGTGATACATCACAATCCGAAGTAACTTCAATTAAATCTTTATTACGTACTCTCTGAAAATATACATCTCCAAATACAGTACTATACAATTTAGTACCTTTAGGGCATTTCTTCAAAATTTCTGCTATGTTCATAAATTCTAATTATTAGTGTTACTACTACATTTGATACATTATTTTCATTTATGTTTTTTAATCCAATTCCTAAGCCACCGCTTTTGCTTTTCGGTAGCAGGATAGCAACTTGTTATGAAGCCGTAATGATAAGTGTACGGTTCATATTGTAGTCGTCCACGAGCATTGTCAGCATAGGCTTCATAATAAACTTCTCCTTCTGCACCAATGTGATGAATTAAGACGAGTGAGTCGTCTGACGCATGAACAATGTCTCCACGATTTACCATGTAAGCTTCGAGCTTAAAGCGGAACTGCCTACGAAGAAAAGCATCTTGCTTAATATATGCTTCCATTTCTTCTTTAGTGTGCTCGCCTTCCCAAAGGAAATCAGTGTGACAACCATCGCGTGCATCATCAACCGACCAAGGAACTGCATACACAGACCACTCAGAACCGAATAATTTTGCTTGGCTATAAGTGCCTTTTTTCTCTATCCAATTAAGCATAGCACCATCGAAACGCGCCCAATCGTCACGTTTCACATTAGGAAAATCTGAATTGATAGGAAGAGCATAATGCCCAGCACAACCATCCGTTCCGAAATAGAACATTCGTTGTTTCGTTTCCATATTGTTTTTGGTTATGTTACGCTTTTACTTTAATTCCGTAGTATTGGAAGAATAAGTCTTCAAACTGCTTGGCTGCGTAGAAGGCGGCTTCCTCGCTGTTAAAGCACAAGGGGAAACCACAATACGTACTCGCAACCGCACCACGAATATTCGCATCCGCACAGCGGACACCCTCCGTATAATTCGAAAAAGCACAGGAGAGGAGCTGCCTAATACCCTTTCTCTGCTTCTCCCCCTCAGTCATGCGCTCCATTTCTTCCTTGGAGTAGAGCACCCAGTAAGGATAATAGCTCCAGCCACCTTCATCACGCCAAATGCCATTGTTAATAGCCTTTTGGATAATCATTAACTTATAAAACGCATTTGCTTGCAAGAATGCTTCTGTATCGCCTAACGAATCTACAAGCAAAGGTTCTGAACTAATTCCCAACCGTCGGCAAGCATCTTCAAAGGTTTTAATTTCGTGAAAGTCAAATTCTTCGTTTTCCATTGTTATTCGGGTTTGTTGTTAGTCCCTAAAAGATGTTCGTTGCCCTCGTATGGGATGCACAGCGGCCACCTCATGTAAAGGCAGACATATTCATTGTCACTATCCATGTGACTGAATATGTTGCAAACCCAATCACATTTGTCATTGATTCGAACAAGAACCTTATCAAAAGGTTTTAATTGAGTTTTAGTTTCTTGGTCGGTCAACCCGAACTTGTTCCAATCACGTTGGTCGCGAGAAGGGAAAAGTGTACATTCGGCATTGGTGTAACCATCTAAATATCTACCATCACACGTGAATAACGGGACGGCTCCATCTATTGCCGTACAGATAATAGGAAAACGCGCATCCTCTCTAACAAATTCAAAATTCAATTCGCCAAAAATAGGACTATACAACCTTGTCCCCTTCGGGCAATCTTTTAAAATTTCTGCAATATTCATTGTTGTTTGTTTTTAGTTGATTCTGCATCAAGATATTTAATCACTGATTCGTAGCTCTTAGTCGTGCCAAGCAAGTGTTTGGTTGCTTTGGATAGAGGGAGAACATTCGCAAATTGTCTTAAATGGCCTTCACCATCATAAAACAGCTTTTTGCCTTGATAATCAGTATGTGAGTAAACTTGAATGCCCCAAAGATAATCCTCGCCATTTCTCACCAAACAAGGTTGATACTTTCGTGGCTTAAAGTTGGAGCAGTCTCGGTAGTAGGTTGGGACTTCTATGTGAAGATTAAATTTATTTTCTGTTCTGACATCACGGCAAGTACCATCTAATTCACACCTTACCCCGATTTCATAATCGCCACAATCAACGAGAACTGCGAGAATTTTACATCCTCCATACTTCAAATCAAAGCAAACTATCCTTGCAGTAAGTCCGTCCTCCGTTACGATGCGTCCTTCAGTCTCCTTTTTGGTTATCTTCTTCGCCAATTCAAGGTTGAAGGGAACTTTCTTAAATCTTGTTCGTGCCATTGTTTTATCTGTTTTAAGCATTAGGATTGTTCTTCTTCGTTATCGTCATCATCATCAGAAACTATGGAAATGCTTTTTGAGATGGCTGCTCCCAATTCTGCTTTCTTCCTTTCGATGGCTTGTTTAAAATAGTGCATAAACAACGAGTCCCTTGCAGGTTCTGAAAGGTCTTTGTCGTCCTTCAACTTTTGGTAGACGGGTTCGTTCTGCATAAGTTTGTCGATGAGGTCAGCCATCTTTTTTATGGCACAAGCAGTTTCAGGACTATCGAGCGTTGATAAACTTAGCATCAAGATCGTATCTTGCATGGAGCTATGGCGCATGATACTTGTATCTTCTCCACAGTTTGCTAGGAGTATGTAATTACGGTGTGCTTTGTCGGCATCCCCCCATTTTTTCAAATAGTGAGTAACCTTTCCAAACAATTCGTCTTTTTTTGTTTCCATTTTTTGTGTATTACTGTTCGTTTTATATCTTTAAGTTTTAGTCTTTTGCTTATTCTGACTGAAAATATTCTCCGTATTGTTTCCACTCTGACTCGTGGATATTGCCAACAACCTCGAATTTCTTCAGTTTCTCTTGCGATACATCATCAAGAATGCCGTCCGAAATACCTCTTACGTCTGATTCAGGGTTCTTTGCCGTCACTGTTGCGAAACAAGCTCCTTCCTCACAATAATACACTACTGCAAAGTAGTTGTCTCGCTTGTTGTCATTGAGGCAACTGTACGGATATTCGTCCGAGCGCAACACGTCACCCTCATAAATTTCCTTGCCGTTCTTGTCGAGGAAGCCAGTGAACTGACAGATGGTCTTAGGGTCTACACTGAAATAATTGAACACTTTGTCGTGGTCGTGCTCAAAAATTCTTTCCGATCAATCGGGAAATGTAAGAAGCGAGCCACATGCTATTTTATCCTCGAATTTAGGGTCAACACACTTGCCTTTGAATTTGATTGCTCTCATTGTCTTATTTATTTTTAGTAATTGTATATCCTCTTCTTTCTAATTCTTCAACAAAGTAAGAATCATCGAGTTTACCTATAAATCTCAGTTGTGAAAATTCAGTGCATTCGTTAAATATACTCTCAAGCACTTCTGCTTGTTCGTTTTCCAAGACATACTGAAAAATGTCACTATCTTCAATCAGTTCATTTATTTCTACTATCATATTTTTTTTATTTTTTATTTGCTTGCAAGAATACTCGCAACATATCTCACTACTCGTTCATATTCCTTTCCGCTCTCTTCGCTATCCGCATAGGCTTTATGGATGAGTTCTTCACCAGTGCCATAGAAACAACCAACTTTCCACATGTTGTTACTTCGCGTCCAAGTAAAATAGCGTCCACTACTCCACCAATTCTTGAAGACAATATAATCTTCTATTGATTTAATTATCGCGTCGCCACAGACCTCTGCTTCGCCAAAAACCATAGCTTCGCCACAGACCATAGCTTCGTCACAGACCATAGCTTCGCCATAGACCATAGCTTCGTCACAGACCTCTGCTTCGCCAAAAACCTTAGCTTCGTCACAGACCCTAGCTTCGCCATAGACCATAGCTTCGTCACAGACCTCTGCTTCGCCACAGACATCTGCTTCGCCAAAAACCTTAGCTTTGCCACAGACCATAGCTTTGCCATAGCTATAGCCAGTGCAAGAACCAGAGCCATCGCCTTTGCCAAAGGCATCGCATTTGCCAGAGAAAGTACCAGAGCCATCGCCAGTGTAAGCACCAGAGCCAGAACCTATACCCCATCCAAAGCCATATTCTTTGCCAACACCTTTGCCAGAACCATCGCCAGAACCATCGCCAAAGGTCGTTCTCAAAAATGCTTTTATGCGCGTCTCTAAAGTTTCCATTCTGGTACTCCTTCTATTGACTTAATTGCTTTCTCTGAACAAGGAATTATCTCTATCGCGTCAAGTATCGTAATACTCTCTACCACGACAGTAAATTTGCATTCACTGGGTTTAGACGTGCCATCTGTAGCGAGTTGTGAAAGCGTAGCCGCTCCCTCCCAGTACCAGATACGGCGTGCATTATGAAGCGTTACTTCTTGGCCGTTGTGTGCTACAAGTGTTCCAAACTCTACTCCGCTGCGGTCGCCACGGATAATTACCTTCTTTCCAATGTTTGTTTCCATTTCTTTATTTGTTTTTTTGTTATTGTCACCACTTCTTCGGGCAACTGTGATTATTGTTTATTTATTCTCTCGTACTCCTGTACTTCCAAGTCCGCCACTTCCGCGCTTCGTCTCGCTTAAAGCCTCTACTTCCTCATACTCCACTTCTGGTATAGGGAGTATAACTGCTTGTGCTACTCGGTCGCCAATATCGTAGCTACATAGGTCGCCATAATCGTTGATGAGAACCCTTACTTCACCTCGGTAATCATTGTCTATCACTGCTACGCTATTAGCCATCATTGCATGATGCTTGTAGCACGATGAGCGAGGGAATATAAACATTCCGTAGCCTTTAGGAATTTCAAAGGCAAGGCCAGTGCCGTAGATGGTAGTATCTTGTGTTTCTTGTAGAATGCTTGTTGCCGTAAGGTCGAAGCCTATTGCTCCATCTGTCATCATTTTTGGGAGCACCGCATTGGGGTGCAGTTTCTTTACTTTAATCTTCACCATGTTTTTTATGTGACTTGTTTAAAATTCTGATAGCTTTATAGATTCTGTGGTCGCCTTGCGAAATTACATCGAAGTAAATCCTCCTTATACGCCAATAATTAGAACTGACGCAGAATATCTTCTTCGCTAGTCTCTTCTTCATAATCTGTTAAGCGTAGCCATATCCTCCGCTCTTAGAGCATCGGGGTTAATTATCAGTATCTCTTTCATGTGCGCCTTTACTGTGCGAGGGAACACTAACGTTCCATCTGCCTTGCGTCTTGTGTAGAGTTGTACTCGTTCTTCATTTGTCATTGGTCTTTTTGTCGTTAATTGTAGGTCATTTTTCTACTAATGTTGCTAAATGTGGCAATTTGTGTCTACTTGTATTGATTTATTGCGTATATTTGCAACGCTTACTAAGGAGCTAACACCTCCCGAGGCAAATCACCATTGCCTCTTCATCTCTTCTCGTTGAGAAAAGAATAAGCCCATCGTCCTGCACTTTGGGCTTTTTTGTTACCCGATGGTGACGGGTAACTTACCAATGGCAATTCAGCCGTTGAGTAATAGCCAGAAAGGAGGTGTTAGCATAGATGGAAAAACTTAGTAAGCAAGCAGAATGTAAGGTACGTATCTTTTGCAAGTACATTGTAAAGAACGGCAAACGCATTTACCCGAAAGTGGGTAATGTATTTTCTTTCCTTGTAGACGCTAAGAAAGCTTAACCTTACTTCATAGAACGTGTTGCAGGCACGTTCTTTTTACCATGCAAATCTAAACGTTGTACTCTTTAAAGTTGGGAACTTCGTCAGCGCAGCTTTACGCATTTCCGTATCTTGGATAGGCCACAAAGGGTTGTATTCCATTGTCACGCTGCCATAGTAGCGGTCGCCCACCATCACATCGAATGTAAATTTCTTCATTTGTTTTCCTCGTTGAATCTGTCAATCTCTTTCTTATCATAGTATAAGTCGAACAAATCTTCTTGAAGCTTGGCTGATGTGCCTATTAACGCTTCAAGGTCGTCATAATCCAACTTGTACACACTAATGTTCTCTCCATTTTTAAAGAAGGCCGTCTGTACGTAGACACCGTCTTCGTCAGACTTCACATTCAGCATGATACTATAGTTTGCCTTTCTCATCGTTCTTCTCGCTATCGGGCAGAATACCCATATCCTTCAGAACTCGTTCGTTATGTCCTTGAATAGCAGCGTAACGCTTGCCATCCTCGAAGCCCTCATCAAGGCCTTTCTTTTGACCATCCTCGAAGCCCTTATCATAGCCCAAGGCTTGACCTACATCAAGACCTTTCTTGTAGCCATCTTTATTTCCATTGTTCTCTCCAATTCGGTAGCCATATCCATAGAAGATAACGCAGGCAAATACCAAAACGAACATTACGATTGTTATATTCACTATCATCATTGTTTTAATCTTCTTCGTTTAACTTGTCTAGTAAGTTTTGAGCGCAAGCCCAAGCCCACCAATCGTTATCACTATCTTCAAAGGATTTTATATTTATCCATAGGAAGCCTAAAAATCGCTTCTGCACGTGATACACATCATGATGCTTAATTTCTTCGTCCTGCATTGATGTGATTAGCGTATTGTGGTTAGCAATTACGCATTTCTTGATTCTGTAACTCTGCTTCATTGAGGTTTTGTTTTTCTTCTTCCTCGCCCATCTCGAAAGTCTTAGAAATAATCTCTCGCATTCGATTGAACGATTGTAGATTGTTAAATAGATTATCTGCCGCTAGGCATACGTTTTTATCTTCGTTGATATTAAATCTGGTAGTTTGGGATTGATAACTTTATTCAATTCGTCAATCACCTTTTGGAGCGCCTTTTGAGTGGATTCAGCGTACATTGCTGATAGCTTCTCTAATGCAGGACATTCCATGATTTTAGCACCTACGTCCTTGCATAGCTGATTGTTAGCGTATTCAAGAAGAGCCATGCTACATACGAGGTCAGCAATTAGTCCCGATTCCTTGTACCCATTGGCCGTAAGTACTTGCATTGTGGTGAACTTGAAAGGAGTGAACAAGTAGCCCATATCTTCGTTTGTGACTTCTGACAATAAATCATAGCGTTCAAGGTTACTTTCGTTTGATTGCAACGCTAGTGCTATTTCGCTATCCCATGCGGCTATTTTCCGCTGCACATCTTTTGCGTGTTGCTTCACTTTTTGCTTATAGTACTTGGTCTGCGAAAGAGTTACTAGTGCGCTTCTTACTCTTTCGTTGGCAAACTCCTTTCGGATAACGTTAGAGTAGAATACATAACCGAAGAGCTTGCTTTCGTGGGTACTCTCAATGTAGCTCAATTTCTCTGCCTCTAGCATTTTGTCCTGCATGACTGACAGCACATTCCAAAGAGGTCGTCCCATACGTGGCGCATATTCAGTCTTTTGCAGTTCCGAGTAATACATCTTATTCATTGATTAGTTGAATTATAGTTTGTTGAATGAATATCCGAAATCATTAAAATGCTGCTCTATCTTTGCGCTTCGCTTCGTTTCGCTGTTGTAGTATACATTCTTTGAATTGCAATCGTTAATGATATATCCTTTACTTCGCAGGTAGTATCTTCTCCTTGCTGCTTGTAGCACCTCGCGAGGAGATAGTGCAGTTATGATTTTCTTTGTCTTCTGTGGAAGTCCATATTTTATCCGCAAACGCTCCTTAGCAATCATCGTTCTTATGCCAGTCATCCGTTTTTGCGCTCCTGCATCCGTATTCGCCTTGCCGAGGTTACGCATTGCAACATTACGCATATATGAGCGTTTAATCTTTTCATCTTTTCTTAGATTAAAAAGACGTGCGAATCTCTTTATTTGCTTTTTCGATAAATCGAACATGATTGACAATTCTTCATTTGAGCATATTGTGTACGCTTTCTTGAAGGATTCAAGTTCCTCTGGCGATAGTTGTTTATTTTGCATATGGGCGTTTATTTTTCTTTTTGCGTAAAAGTATACGTCTTTCCTATTTGATGCGCTTAGACGCGATTAAAACAAGGAATTATATAACATTCTCGCATGTCGATATACCTTAAACTTTTTGTTTTGCCTTATTCTTGCGAAAATCTTCAATTGAAATACCTTTCTCGTAGTAAGGCTTGTAATGTAGCCATTCTTCGTGCGTTATGCACTCGGGGTCTCTTGCTGGCCTTTGCTCTAACTCTTTGCGTTTATTGCATTCTTGAATGTAATCAAGCGTACTATTTCGCCACTTCTTGAATTTTTGCAAGGATTCGGTGATTAGCAGGGGGTCAACACATCCGTAGAATCTACCATATCTTCCACCTTTGAAATAAGCGAAGAAGAGCATAAACTCTGAAAGCTTGAAGTAATAAAACTCGCTTATAATCATCCTTGCGGCTTCTTCTGTCTGGAAAATTGTCAGTTTGTCCTTAGAACCTGCATATTCCGAGATGCTGCGAATCTGATTGGCTAGCCAAAGTTCTGCATATTTCTCGCCCCAGATGTTTCTAACATCTGCAATAGTCGGGCAATCTCCAGTTAAACTAACTTCGATGTTTCTAGCGAACTCAACTTGATTCTCTGGGATGAACTCAGACATCAGACACTCCGCTGTCTCGTAACATTCGAGGTAACGTTTTTGATTCGTTGTCAGCTCCGTAGAGTTTTTGCGCTGCATAAGCATTCCATTCTGCGTCTCGCTGCTCGCGAGTGCTTGTTGATGCCGTGTATTGCTGATGTTGTAAGCTTGTTCTATCGTCATAGTTGCCTTCATAGATTTTTGTAAAATTGTTAGGTCTAAAAATCCAATCGAAACTTGCTAAAAAGCCTCTACTGTTATCTCCGTTAAGGAATTTGCTTGCTGCTGTCTTCTGTATTACTATCGCAACAGCCTGTTTGCCGAACTCTTTTGCCCTTGCAATAATATGAGATTTCCTCTTCTGGCTAAGCTTCATGATTTGCTTCACCTGCTTGCCTTGCATCTGCTCGTTGAAGTATTTCGCTACCTTGTTGCAGTATTCTCTATTCTCTTTTTCTTCATCAGACTTTACGATTGTAATTTTCCCGTCAGATTCAGTTTCAGGGTCAGCGGTTTCCGCTGACATAGCTTCTTCTTCAGAAGAAGATATATTATTTTCTTTTTCTTTTTTATTTTTATTATTGGTTTCTGTAGGTTTCTGTAGGTTTCCTAAAAAACCACTTGCTTTTTGTAGGTTTTGTTCGGTTTTCGCACTTTTTCGCGGTCTTCCACCCTTACTGCCATTAGCTTTTCTGCTTTCAATAAACGCTTCTTGTTTTGCGCGATTCTCGTTGATAGTCAAGCGAATATTGTCAAGAATGCTTTCAAGATAGTATGCAAGATTGGATTCTTTATTTTCAAAGGCATAGTCACAAATAGCATCGTAAATCTGTAACCGCTCATTGTCTGGCAAACGCTTCATTTGCTCGCGCCACCTTTGATAAAATAGAAACGCTTGCTCTTTCATTCTTAATAGTTTTAAGTTGTAAAACCACTGGGTTAATTTAAAAACCACTGGGTTATTTGGGTTATTTGGGTTGTTTTATCTTGTCAATTTTGTTGGTTAACTTTGTTAGCAACAGCCTCTGTCGTTTTAGCGTTATACGGAATTCTTTTTGTCGTGCCCACAAGCCTGCTACAAGCATTGTGATATACTCATCAGCAGTCGTAATCTTCTCTCTCATTTCGTTTAGAATATCTTCGTCACGTTCTATCTCGAGAATGAACATCGGGTTGATTTGGAATGGGTTGTAGATTACAAAGTATGTCTTACTTGCGCCAGTAGCAAGCATGTGCGCGTAGCATTGCCAATAGTAGTTTGAATCAGCCTTCTTTAACCCCTCAAGCATTTCTTCCTTTGTGTTATTAGTGAATACATTATTAACAAACTTAGCGAATGAAGCTGCTTGCGGACATTTAATTTCAACGCAACATTCTTCCCCAGTTTCTGGGTCGTAGAACATGCGGTCGGGGCTGCTTGCAAAGTGTGGCAAGTCTATACATCTTACTGACGAAGGCTCTTCAAGGTCAAGCGTAAATTCCTGACCATTCTTAGCAAAGTACTTGTGGTATTCTCTTGCGAATAAGTGTGCTGCTTCGCCTTCCATTTGGTGTCCCCACTGAATTGCTTTGCTCTTCACGTCCGTAAGGGTTATGTATTGAGCAAACAATTCATCGTTATTTACGACTATAGGGTTCATTGTTCGCTCAAATGCAACTTGATTAAGGTAGTTTAGAGCCGTTGCAGTCCACTTGTCGCTCTTGCTACGCGGAGTGCCCATAATATTACCCACAGCACTTCCAGTAATGTTGCCCAAACGAGCGCGAAACCATTCAAGATTGTTTTGATTGTGATTGTCGTACATAATATTATATTTTAAAGAAGTGATGGACGTTTCTTCGGTTCTTGCTCAGATTCTTCTTTTGCAGTTGCTTCTTCTTGCGCTTGTTCTTCTTTTTGCTCTTGCGCATTATCAGCTTCGACAACTACATCTTGTGCTGCTTGCGCTGCAACGCTTGCGAGCGAAGGTCTACCAAGTTCATCCGTAGGGATTGCAGTTGTTGCCGATGGTTGCTTAACTTCCTCGTAAGTTTGTGCGAATGCGTCTTGCGCTTCCTCTGCGGTAAGCAATCCCATGCTGATTTCTGGGCAGTAGGTACGCTGCCAAAATGCAGCAGCACGATATCGAAGCATTTGATTGGGCATGGTAGACCATTTTGAGCCTTTCTTACTCATCCAGCCTTCAGCTTTGGCCATGCAAATGCTTATCCAATCACCTTCTAGAGGTTCTTTGTGCTTCGTGTCGTTTGCTTCGTATGCTATCGCACGACAAGCATATTCGTCAGTACCTTCTTCGCCCTTGAACTCATAGCGGAGCGGAGAGAATCGCTTGCTTGCATTGATACAAGCTATAAGGAATTTGCTGCTGAATGCTGGTTGTCCGTGAACAATGTAGAGATTCTGCATTACCATAAGTGGATTAGCTTGCATTCGCGTTGCCATCTCCAATGCAATTGTGCAGTTGGCTAATACAACATTCTGGTCAAGTGGTTGCCCATTTCTGTATTTGTAGCTGTCTGGTATGAAGTTTGACATCGCGTACATCATTGCTATGCGTTGTGTAGCTTCGAACTGCTTAACTTGCTGACCAATCGGTGTGAGGTCAAACTCGGCTTGACGCTTGAGTTGTATAATTTTAATCTCTTGCTCTTGTTGTGTAAGTGCTACCACATTGTTTTGCTGTGTTTCCATTGTTTATTGAGTTTAGTTGTTTATATGTATTTTACACCATTGTCGCTCGCCATAGAGAAAGGATATTAGCTCCAGTATAGAAAGGCCTCATATTTACGCGTCTGTGTTTCACTATAATAGCACCTGCGTTCGTGTACCTTCGCAATGTTTCCCTGCTTATTCCGAGCGCTTGACACGTTTCTTTCACACTATAACGGCCATCTGGACGGACTTTGGGTTCTTCGGTTGTCATTGCCATAATCAATCCTCCTTCATTATATCATCAAGCAATTTTTCTATGGATTTCGGGAGAATCTTATTCTTGTACATTATTGCGAATAGCACGAATGCAAGCATCATAAGAGAGAATCCAAGAACTTGCAGCACATCGCACCAACTGAACGCTGATTCAGTATTTACGCACATCATAATCATTGAGCATACGCATAATGCGATGACAATGCTCATATTCAACCATTTAATCGCTTTCATCGTTTTATCCGCTTTAGTTATTATCGAATCCGTTTGCTTATTATTCCCTTGTCAAGAAGTACCTTGCGGACTGTCTGCCCACTCGTATTCTCTTGCTGTGCAATTGCTTGTATGATTCTCCAGTTTGATACATTTCCAAACTCCGACTTCATGTGCTTATATTGATTAATGAATCGTGAGTTTCTCTCGGCAATTTTTCTTTCGTGACTTGTCATTAAAACTTTCTTTTCCATATATTATCTGTAATTATTTAAAGCATTCCTGCAGACCACTCTTCTTCGTGATACTTCCTCATGTAGATTCGGTGAAGTTCCTTTCTGCCTTCTTCCGTTTCTGCTTCGCTTTCGCGAATTCTCCAATGCTCCGTATAAGGAACATCATTTGCCTTTTCTATCAAGGCTCTGTCGTGTTCGTTTATCATTGCTTTGTATTTTTAATTGTTTATATTGAAGCGAGTGAAGGAATCGAACCTTCTAATGTCCTAGGCTTTCACGAAAAACCCGAATCAACTGACAATCCCACTCATTAAGTCTATTTCTTCGAGTTGTGCTATTTTCCTGCGGTCTATCCATTTAACCGCCTATACTCGCTGTATGCTCGTCTTTCCGAGCTGTCAGCCCTACAACTACTTCTGATTTTTCCTTTGTGATTGTTTTGAAGCTGTTGTTTTCTTTATTATATTTGCTATAAGTTTTTTAAAGTTGTTGTTACTTTGTTTCTTAAATGCGTTGCAAAGATAGTAATAAAGTTACTACCAGACAAATAAAAGAATAACAAAAGTAATATTTTT